TTCTATTTCCGGACAAGTTATAGTTGTAATCGTAATCTGGGACGAATTACAGGTTGAAAGGCGACTGTTATTGATACAGGAGGACTATTACACGATGCAGGACTAATGATCAGACTCAAGGTATAAGTAGCACTAGAAATAGGTTAAGCTTGCCATAGAGAAATGAAAATACCTGTACAACTTCTCTCAACATAGATAGAGAGACATTCTTTTTATTGCTCAGATGGCGGAATTGGTAGACGCGCGGAGTTTTTAGCTCACGAGTTTTTTTCGACATTATACGTAAAAACTGCAGGTTCGAATCCTGCTCTGAGCACAAATCTTTTTAATAAAATTTCATATGAATAAATTACTCGTAGCCATTATGCTTGTTGGCGCACTCTCTTTACAAGCACAAGTGAAAGTCAAAGATTTTACTCTTGGCAAAACGTCTCCTAAATCAGTTGAAGCAACTACTCTTGGTGGAATGTCCGTTAGAATTGTTCCTTTTAAGCTTAATGATGGACGTATTTATGACATTGCTATCATTCCCTCAAATGATGGGGTTAACTCAAGTAGAATCTATCAAGATGATGTTGATAGGCTTAAATATGGGTTTGAAACTCATTATGGAGTTAAGTTTGTAAAACTTATAAAGAACTCTACTGATTATATTCTGGAAGGAGTTGTTCCCGGAGCTGTTATTTACTTTGTTGTCGAAGAAAATGAGTATATGGATCCTCCTATAAAGCTTTTAATGTTTGTTACAGATCCAATTCTTAATGAAGTTCATGAAAAAGAGACCCGAGAGAAAACGGTTTCTGATTTTTGATTATATTTGCTTTTTTATTAACTAAATCTTTCACACATGAAAAAAATGATTGCCTTTCTGATGATCCTCACGGTAGGATTATTGGCGTTTGCACCCACTGTGGAAGCAAACAACCTTGCTCCTCCTATCGGAGTTGAGCTGTCTGTGGATAACTCTTTTGAGCAAGCCACTCCTGTAGAATATATTTCTGTTGCCTATGTCACCCATTCCGTGGTGGCCACCGTTCCCGGGTACCGCTTTGATCAATATCTATATGCGGAAAAACCTGGATCATATAATAAATTGAATAGGCAAGAAAGAGAGGCCATCGGATTGAATCCTGATTCACGGGATTTTATCTAAGCTTCTGGTTACCTGTAAACCGAATAATATCGTTGCGTAATTCTGACCTGATTTAGAATTTGTAATCAGAAGATTAAAATTAAACGATCAAAAGCCCTGCTAATCAGTAGGGCTTTTTTCATGGCATATTAGCTCAGTCGTGGAGAAGAGCATTTACTTTAAAAGGGTAAAAGGTCACCGGTTCGATTCCGGTATGTGCCTCTTAAATTAACACTAATCTTTATTTTCATGAAAACAACTCCTAAATTTAAAGAGGTAATCAAGCATCATCTTGATATATTAGCCTCTCATGAACCTGCATTTGGATTGAAATATGCAAATGAGCAGAAATCTGTTGAAGACTGCTGCACCTATATCCTTAATACGGTAAAGAAATCCGGTATTAATGGATATGCTGATGAAGAAATCTATGCTATGGCTATTCATTACTATGATGAAGAAGATATTAACGTTGGCTCTCCTGTAAATGCTAATGTAGTAATTAACCAGAAGATTGAACTGACTGATGAAGAGAAAGCTGATGCTCGTAAAAAGGCTATTGATTCTCTCGTGCAGGAAGAGAAAAATAAACTTATCAAAAAGTCTACAACTAGTAAACCTGTTAACGTCCAATCATCTCTCTTCTAATGAAAGCAAAAACAAAGCTCCAGAAGCTTATTTATAGCCTCTCTCGTGAACTTAAGCCTTATTCCAACTCTCAGTACCAACATGCGATCAAAAGTCTATTTGTGGGCTCCTATATCGTTTTATGGCGTACTAAACACTTTTGTCTTGAATGTAATCACTCTTGGAATGATAAAAACACAGAAAAGACGATTCATTGTCCTGTATGTAAGAAAAAACTCTATTACAGAAAACCGGCTTCCGGGATTACGGATTCAAATTACTATGGAGTAATTACTACTTACAAGGGATTTCAAGTTGAAAGAGTCTATTTCGTTAGAAAGTACATGAGCAAAAAGGATAAGCCTCTTTACTCAATGAATGAGGTTCTCCAACGCTGGATAAGAGAAGATGGGAAAATGACTCAGCTTAGTTGCTTAACCCGATCTATGTCGTATTATTATGATGATTGGATTATCGGAAGTCCACTTGAAGTAAGAGGAAAATCATATCGCGGAAATAATAAATACGGAATTCAAGGTAATCTTTTATATCCTAAAAAGAGGATATTACCTATCCTGAAAAGAAATGGATTTAAGAAATTTCCTGATGAGTTTCTCTTTCATGAATATGCTAGTCTTCTGCTATCCGATAACCGGTTTGAGACATTAGTGAAGTTAGACAGAAATGATTTTCTTAAAATATATCTTAACTATTCGAGTACTATCGAAAAGTATTGGAATGCTGTAAAAATGTGCATAAGATATAACTACTATCCCTCTTCAATAAATAACTGGTTTGACTATCTTGGTTTACTTCAGGAATGTGGAAAAGATATTCGTTCTTCAAAATATATCTTACCAGAAAACCTCGAAGTAGAGCATAACAAATACCTAAAGAAGATCCAGAAACGAAAAGAATTGCAAAGCATGGAAGAAATGAAAAAAGAATTTGCAAAACTTCAACGTTCATACAGTAAGCATATCAAGCCTTTTAAATCCCTTGTTATAAAAAATGAGGAAATAACAATTAAGCCTATTCTAAAGGTTGCTGATTTTTATACAATTGGAAAAATACTGCATCACTGCATCTATAACTCTAATTATCATAAAAAGAAAGAATCTTTATTGATGGTTGCTTATATTGACGATGTGCCAATTGAGACTATTGAGTATTCTCTTAAACGTGATGAGATACTTCAATCAAGAGGATTATTAAATAAATCAACCTCTTATACTGAACAAATCGAAAATCTTATTTTAAACTCAAAAACTTTAATCAATGGTAGTACAATTTAAAAAGTGGATATGTGATCTTACTTATGGCCGATATCAAGATCAATCCATAGCAATACGCCTACGTAATGTTGTCACTCACGAACCTATCGCAAATGCAACATTGTGTTTGGCAGAATACAAAGAAAAACCGGAACCGCTTAACGTGTTTATAAAAGACTATTCTGAAAATGAAGGAATGGTTGATGCGCTAGCTAAAGCTAGTGTAATTTTCCCTGAACCTATAAGAGTAATTGATCTTGGATATGTTAAAGTAGGAGAGTTCATGCTTTCTGATCAATGTATTAACGAGCTCAAATCAAAAATATAAAGATGCTGGAAAAGCCTCTTAAGCTACCATAGCTTTCGTGCGGAAGAGGAGAGGGGAGCATACACGTTACTCCCCATTTTTATTCACTTAAAATCTGGAAAAATGGTTATTCATGAGAAATTAGACATCTACAGTCTAAAAAGAAATCCTTCAAGGATTCAACGTGCTAAGATTAGCACATCCAATGATGCTTATGCTATTATCAGAAAGTTTTATAAACATGACATTAATGTTTATGAGAGTTTATTTCTGCTAATGCTTGACCGTGGAAATGTTACTGTTGGCTTTGTTAAAATAAGTCAAGGTGGTGTTTCTAGTACTACTGCTGACATGAAAATGATTATTCGTTATGTCACGTCTTCTTTAGCTTCTGCCGTTATTATTGCTCACAATCATCCTTCAGGAAAACTTAGACCAAGCGATAATGACATTGAGTTAACGAAGAAAGTTAAAGAAGCACTTTCTCTTTTAGAAGTAAAACTTCTTGATCATGTTATTTTAGCTGATAAAGATTATTTCTCATTCTCAGACGATGGCCTACTATGAAAAAAGAACAAATTGAAAAGCTTATCGACATAAGAAATGTTGTTAATGCTCTCGATGGAGAAGTTTTCTTCCCTGGTGAAATTGAAACTGAAATCGAAACTCACATCGAAACAGAAAAAGAAAGAAAAGCAAGGGAAAAGAAAGAGTCTTTTAGGCCTCTTTCTGTATTCGATTATGACGAATATGAACTTATGGACTCTATTGTTCCTGCTTGTTGTAAATATGAATGTCAAGTAGAACCCGACGGGTACTGCTCTCACGGGAATCCAAGTATATTATTATTTAATGGTTTAATTTAAATTATTTTTGCCTTATGGAAAAATTGAGGTATTTCTCAAAGTTTGGTGGACTCCAAACAAACCGGTTGAGTCGTCAATTCGATGAACTCCCACATTCACATGCAATGCTTGCTCTTGACGGTTTTTCGTCTCCAATGCATGCAATCTACGAAGACAATCTTGTAGTTATGCGTACAAACAAAAATGCCAAGACCGCTTTTATTGAAATTGTCAAAAAAGACAAAACAGAAATGAGAGAGTATTGCTTTATAGCTCATCCTGTTGTTCAAATCAATTATGAAGATGAAACTGGATGGAAAATAGGAGATGAATTTACTTGCTTCTCTCCTAAAGTCGGATCTCTTTATGTAATCCGATATGGTCGTAACACAGGACATGTCGTAAAATGCTCCAGTATCCGCGTAGACGGCACTTTGGAGTACGATGGAGGCATCACTACCAAAAATCATTTTAGGCCTGCTACAAAGGCTGAAATTCGTAAATACAATTCCAAACACTAATCTTAATCATCATGGAAAAATTCCTTAAAAACTTGACTGCTTCAAATAAGCAGTTGAAAAACGACAGAGCATCAATGCTCCTCGCTCAGACAAAGAGAGAAAAATTGAGAATCATTGAAGAGTTAAAAGATACTGCGATGAACAAGCAGTATAAATTAACCAGGCTTTATGATTTGTCTCCGAAAACTTCTACCGATCTCGCTTACCGAGAAGATTTTGACCCGAAAGAATGGGCAAAGCAAACTTCTGATCTGGAAATTGAAATTGATGTTCTTTCAATGAAAATTTCTACTCTTCAATCATCCTATGACGAATGGTTCACTGACGAAGAAGAATTACCAATATAATATTATGGCAAATAGTGTTTACATCTCTAAGAGCAACATGGCTGATCCGAACGATCTCATATATCTTCGTGATCTTTTAAAAAGCCATGACATTATTACGGCTGAATACAGTGGAGGAAAGTACTCTGCTGATCCTATCCGGGTAGCTGATATGACTATCTTCATAACACATCCTCAACCAACAAGAGATAACCGTCTTTTTATCGGAAAAGGAGTACATACAGAAGCTATCGTAAGTCTTCAATCCGGAAACATATCTATCGTTTATAAAGACAATAAATTCTTCACTTTTAAACTCGGTCTACATGACACAAACGATTATAAAGAGAAGTATGGAGTTTTTATTCTTGAAGATATTGTTGATATAAATGATCTCTTAAACAAATCTACTAAAGAGGGAGTCGATTTCCCCATTGGAGAATCAATGGACGACTTTTTCAATAGTGGAGGAGTGTAATACAACTATGAAAAACAAGCAAAACTTTTATCTTATTTATTAATCAATAAAAATATTTTAAATGGAAACTATTTTAATTATTACCGGAATATTAATTGTCTTTGTGAGCTTAATAGCTTTTCGTCTTTCAGCAAAATTAACAACTACACGAAAGTTTATGAACGAGCAGTTGAATCTTCAGCGAAATGAGTACGAGGCAAAAATCAAAATTCTGTTACAAGAATTTGAGGAGAAAAAATCTTACGACAGAAAATGCCCTCATTGCCATAAGTTTATTAAGAAAAGCTGGACTGGCCAGAGTTGCTACCATTGTAATAACTCATTATCATAAAGCAATGGAACACTTAAGCTTTCTTCTTGTACTTGTCGCATCGACAATTGCAATTGTTTTGATCTTGTTTTTTGCTAAAAAAAACAACTCAGTAAATACAAATCTTATCGAGAAGTTGAGAAATGAGAATCAATCATTAAGAAATTCGTTTACAATGACTCATCAATCGTATTTAGTTCAAATTGAAATTAACTCGAAAATAACAAATGAATTAAAAGAAGTTAGAACTGAATTAACCATTAGAAAGAATATGCAAAAGTTTAATGATAAGTATATAAATGAAATAAGAAATGAACTTTCTTTATTACATAATGAAAATCAACTTCTAAAATCTAAAAAAAAGATTGTTTCAAAAAAAGAAGTAAAAATTCCTGGATGCAATCTTATTCTTCAATCAATTGAACTCAACAAAGAAATTAAAACATTCATGGTGAAATATCCAAATTATCCTGCATTCCGAATAAAACTTACGGATGAATTTGCGTTTAATAATTATTTTATTGATTCATTTGATGTAATGTGTTTAAGTGTTCTTGAGCTTGCCATCATCTCTTCTGATGTAATTAGTTATATTAGAAACAATGGAACTAAATTGCAAAAAGAGAGACTTATTATTTCTTGATTTTTTAAGGGAGAGTCATGAAAATGATTCTCCCTGTTTTCTTTAAAAAATATAAATATGAAATCGATTGAAGTAGCAAAAGAGTTGATTGAGAAATTCGCAAATCAACCTATAAATTTTCCATACATAGACACGCAAGATGGACAATGTGTCGGTACTGGATATATGACATATAAATCAGCAAAAGATTGCGCCTTAATTTATGTTGATGGCATGATTAAAGAACATAATTTGAAACTATCAACAAGTTTTGAAAATGCTCAAAAAGCAAAATGGGAAAGTATAAAGTTAGCACTATTGGCTCTTTAGCATGAACGCTAACGACTGGCGGTATGCGGTCGTTGCCGAAATATCAAATTAGTAATAACTTAATTAAAAACACAAAATTATGAACACAGAAAAAAGTATCAACGAAGAAAAAGGCAATGCCGTATTACCGCTAACAAGCGGTTATCCTATTCATGTATACAAGTGGGGAACAGAAAAAGAAACTTATTGCGGTATCGACTTAAACACAAAAGGCATTTCATTCGTGGTCAGTAGTCAAGTAAAGGCATTTATTAATGATGATAAAAGTAAAATATGTCAGAAATGTGCTTCTTACCATTACCGCTAACGTGATGCAGCTATGAGCAGTACAGCCATGCACCACGCTATCAAATTACAACGAATGTTTATTGGCTGTATTGCTTATAGGTGCGGTTATGCACAGGTTTTTATTACTAATTTTTAAACAAATATATTATGACAAAAGTATTTTTCGACACAGAATTTACAGGGTTGCACCAAAACACAACCTTGATTTCAATCGGTTTAATTTCAGATTGTGGAAAAACATTTTACGCTGAATTAAATGATTTTGACAAAACACAAATTGATGAATGGTTGCAAGAAAATGTGATTAACATTTTAAGATTCAAAGAACCAAAACGGGGAGAAGATGAATATTATGTTGCTACACGCTCAATCGAAAATAAAGTACCAAATGACTTGTATAAATCATTTTCTTTGGAACTTAGAGAAAGTAAAAGCGTTGTAGCATTTCAGCTAATGCAATGGCTTGAACAATTTGAACAAGTTGAAATGTGGAGCGATTGCCTTTCTTATGATTGGGTATTATTCAATCAATTATTTGGACACGCTTTCAATATTCCTAAAAATGTTTATTACATACCTTTTGATATTTGCACCTTATTTAAAGTAAAAGGAATTGACCCTGATATTTCAAGAGAGGAATTTTCAAATATAAAAGAAAACGCTCAAAAGCATAACGCTCTTTGGGATGCTAAAGTTATAAAAAGATGCTTCGAGTTGCTGTCTTAAACTTGTGCATAACGGCTGGGCTAAACATAGTTGCTTTTAACCATTAAACTAAAACCTCAAAATCATGAAAAAAGAATTAGAACAAATGAACGATGACGAAAAGGATACATTAAACATATGCGACAGAGAACGACCATATCGTTCAAAAAAGCAAAAGAAAAATAATTTGTATAAGAAAATAATCAAAAAATTGAAATCATGAGAAAAGCTATTGAAATTTACAACGAGGCAAAAAAAGAAGTGATTGACAGCGGAAACCAAAGCTCAAATAGCATTGCTATTCTTAGCATCGAGAAAGCTCAACTAGAAACGTTTTACTTTCTTTATAAAGAAGCAAATAAGGTTGAAAACAGAAAATTATCACTAGTTGAGTTTTTTGATAATCTTGATAAAAGATTGATATTCATTAATGCGTAGATACTAAAACACCGCTAAAAAAGCAATTATGTTTAGGTATTGTTATGTACACACCATTGCCGCTCTCGTCCGACTAAAAGGCGTGCCGTACTACGCCGATAGGCTACTAACATCGCTAAAATCGGCATGGTTGAACATAACGGCAGGTGTATATACAGTTTTTTAAATACTAAAATTATTACTAACGCTTAAATATTAAAATCATGAACAGAGAAATTAAATTTAGGGCATGGGATGCCGAGCAAAACAAAATGATTGAAACCTTTGACTGTGAATATCAAATACACGTAAATAAAGAGGATGGAAGTCTTTACTGCGGTGGATATATGCCAAATGGTGATTGGAATGAGCCTCCATTAATGCAATACACCGGACTAAAAGACAAAAACGGGAAAGAAATATACGAGGGGGATATAGTTACCAACTTGCACGGAAATAAATATGTAATTGAATGGGACGATGACCTTGTTGGATGGAATGTTGGGAATAACATTAGTCATTCACGGTATGTAATTGGTAATATTTACGACACTCCAGATTTGCTCAACTCTAAAACTTCCTAAATCCTCTAATTTAAAAAATTGGATATGACACAATGTTATGTTTCCGGCCTCGGCTCTAATCCTTCTAAAACGATAGGTAACTACGCTTTAGCTACCAAGTCCGCTAAGGCTAGGGCTGGAACATAACGTTCCGGCTAAACATAGTAGGCATTTTTCTAAACCTCACTAAAACCTCTTTGTGCTTTTTGTTTAGAATAAATATAAATAACACAAATGTGTTAAAATAAATCAAAAAACACTTGACACGCACACACAAATGTGTTATCTTTGTATCATAATTAATCACATAAAAGATAGAAATCATGGCAACTTTAAAAGATCAACTAACACAGGTAACAGACTGGACAGGAATGGAAAGACAATCTAACCAAGTATGCACATTAATTGCAGAGAAGAAAATGCCAGGTGGTTGGATTTACATTTTTGATTTTGTATCTGAAACAGGACATCCTTATGATGCAAAAGGTCAGAATGTAGTTTGTATTGAAGAAGACTATTGCTATATAGATAACCATTACAAGAATTTATTTTAACCATTAAAAACTACTAAAATGAAAACATTATCTTATTACAAAAATCGCTACAGAAAAGCTGTAAAAAGCGAAACACAAGCAAAAGTAATGAACGGTGCAATGCTTAATTTATCACATGAAGATCAGCATAAATTTATAAGCTGGCAGGTTTCTTACATGAAAAACGGAAGATAAATGATCTGGCAAAATCTAATAAACTGGGGGGAGTTGTCTCGACTCCTCTCAGGTTCACGTATGACAATAAGAAGAAACAAAATTCCTATTATTCATAAGGAGAAAATAAACGAGCTGCAAATGCTAATCGATGATTGGGTTAAGTCGTTGCCTTCTCAAACTAAAACCTCCTAAAAATGCCTATTATGTTTAGCCATTGTTATGTTCCCGGCCTTGTTTCCAATCCTTCCAAAACGATAGGAAACTACGCTTTAGCCACCAACATCGCTAAATCTAACAGGCTGGAACATAACGTCAGGTGTATGTTGCGTTTAAGTTTACTAAAATATTACCAAAACATCATAAATAATTTATCACATGAAAAAGAAAACAACGCTTCAAAAATTAATTGAGGCAATTAAAAAAAGAGAAGTTGAAGTTTATCATTCGACAAAAGAAGGGATTGTTATTTCCAAACTAGATGAGTTTTTAGAGGCGGAAAGGAAGGAGTTAATTGAGGCACATTCAGAAGGAATCAGATTTATGGCTGGAAATACAGCAGCGCATCAGCCACCATCTTTCGATTGGTTTTATAGAAAATACTATCTATTAAACGATGAACCCACTAAACCTTCTAAAACTTAAATACAACATACACAATGTTATGTACACACCATTGCCGCTCTCGTCCGACTAAAAGGCGTGCCGTACCAAACTTTAGGTACTAAAACTTCTCAGTCGGCATGGTTGAACATAACGGTCGCAGGTATATACAGTGCCGTAATATTAACTAAAAACTAAATAAAATGTACCACAGTAAAATTATTGACTACTTATTTAAGAAAGACAAACAGGCATTGGATATACCTGTTGTTATAGCCAGTTTATTTAAATGGGTAATTTTTAAAAAGATACCTAAAAAAGATGAAACTGGTAGATGTGTTAAATGCGATGCAAGGAATTTATGTGGTGCTAAGTTTAGATGCCGAAATAATATGGAACAACAGTATCAAAGACGTTGGTTCTTAAATTGGCTATAACGGTTGTGCTATGTACCGTTTGGGATTACGAAGCACCGAGCTATCAATTTATAACAACTTTTAATACGAGAACGAATGTTGAATTTACCACAAAACCCCAAATGGGATATAGCACGTGTTAGCCACAGTACGTTGGTTAATGCTGATTGCTTTGATGTTTTTCCTTTTATTGAGGATAAGAGTATAAATGCTATTATTTGCGATTTGCCTTATGGAACAACTAAATGCAAGTGGGATTCTGTTTTAGATTTAAACAAACTTTGGGAACAATACAAAAGAGTGCTTACTAATAATGGAGTAGTGATTTTATTTGCACAAACACCATTTGATAAAGTACTTGGATGCTCGAATTTAGAATGGCTTAAATACGAATGGATTTGGGAGAAAACACAAGCTACTGGATACTTTAATGCAAAAAAAATGCCAATGAAAGCACACGAAAACATTTTAGTATTTTATAAAAATAGCTCAAAGTTTAACCCACAGAAAACAGAAGGGCACAAGCCTGTAAACACTTATACCAAAAAAGCGGAAGTTTGCAATAAAACAGAAGTTTATGGCAAAGTAAAACAAGATGTGAGTGGTGGTGGCGAAACTGATAGATACCCAAGAAGTGTGCAAGTGTTTGCTTCAGATAAACAGAAAACTAAATTAGATGGAACAATACACCCAACACAAAAACCACTTGCATTATTAGAAATGCTTGTAAAAAGCTATACCGATGAAAGTGATATGATTTTAGATAATACTTGCGGAAGTGGTACACTAAACCTTGCTTGTTTAAGATTAAATCGCAAATCAATCGGAATAGAAAAGGAAAAACAATATTACGATGTTGCTGTACGGAGGCTTTCTTCGTATTGTGGCTAACGGTTAGCGTATAAAACGTTGCGATTTGAAATAATTAACGATTAAAATATTACATACATGAATACAAGAAATGAACTTACAAACTGGCAGAAACTAAGCAATGTTTTATTACGCATTGTTAAGCCCCGTTTTATTTATAGAGTAAAGCCAGGAAGAGTTGTTTATAAATGCTTAATTGTAGGCAGGAAGTATATTGGTTTCCCATGGTCTAAATATGTATTTCGTGAGCCAATTAAAAGCTGGATTATAATATGTGATAGCCCTCTTTAAATGGGGCTTAACGTATGGATAAACGCTAGTATTATAACATTGTGTTTATCCGCTTGTTAGCACACCAATTAAACGCTTAAAAACGCCTGTGGATAAACGCTAGTGCGTTTTTAAACGACTAGATAACGACTTTACGTTATTAAGATTTTTAATCTTTTTCACTATAATTAAAAATAAGTGTAAAAAAAAATGACCAAAGTCTGGGAGACCTGATCATTTTTTAATGTACATTTGCGCTGAATAATTAAGACAAAAATATGAATAATTTTTCACTCTTAAGTAAACAACCACCATAAACTTCTCAAAAAGTGCTCTTTTGTGATATTGAGAGGTAAGAATGTCCCTAACGCAGCGTGAAAGTACGGCGTAGTCAGTAAAGGGCACTTTTGAGATTCTTGCCATTCTCTTACATTAAGGACGTCTGAGAACACACTGGCTTGAGCTTTATAGCGTATACGGATAGAGACCGTTGACAAGTTTGAATTTGGGTTTGGTGTCCTATAGCAATACTGGAGGGGTGTCCTCGAAGCTATGAAGTTGACCGATGTCCTAACTCCTGATATACGGAATTATGACCTAACACTCTTAGGGGTTTGGGTCTCCCTTCAAAGCCTTCAACCCTCTACCGGAATTAAGTATATCTTTTCTCTCCATCTCCGATCCTTTTTTATCTGAAATTTTGTAATATCTTTGACGTATGAGCAACTCCATCAAACCGCCTAGTAGAGATGAATATCTAAGACGCCTCTTTATTCAATATGAGACGTTCTCTGAGGATTTCTACATCAAATGGCAGGATTGTATCAGATTTGGTATTCCCGCTTACAGAGCGCCTAATAAACTCTCATATCGTTATGATATATCTGATCAAGACTTATCTGAACTCTTAACTTTTACAAACAAATTTTTTAACCGATGAAACTAATCTCAATTGAAGGAGACACTATCTCCTTTATTCCACATGGGGAAAGAAAACCTGTCACCAGGACCATGTTTAAACTTGAAAAGAAAATTTATGAAATGGGTGTGAAAAAAGCTTTTGAGAATATTGACCTCGTAGAAAGTGAATTTATACCATTGGGGTCTCCGATTCTATTAGTGCATCCGGATGATGTTTCACAGTTTTCTTAAAAGGCCTCATAAAGCCATTCTCGAAATCACTCCCATTAGGGACATCTATTTTCCTTATAGCCTTACTTATTATTGTATAGTCTTTCGGGGAAGTTGCCATGAATAAATAGAAATTCTTTGTTTTTACAATGTATCCTCTTAAAAGAGCTCTCACAAGTAAAATTACTGCATTTTTTAATATTCGGACAATATGATCATCTGTAGCTCCCAGCTTATCATACATAGGATATCGCTCCCTCATTCTCGAGGCGTATTCCTTTTTTAATTCATATGAAAATCTTAAAATCATAAAACAAAAGTAATGAAATAAATGACTGAGCATACAAAAAAGGAAATAATGGACTTTCTGGGGAAAGTGCCAACTTCCGTCCCGGTCAGTAGGGTTCTAGAAATTTTTGACCTGAACGAGAAAAACTTTGGAGTCAATCCTCAATACATTGTGGATAAGTACAGAGTGTATCTCAAATGGTGGAGAGCGACCTACGGATCAAGAGATCAGCAATACCTGTCTAAAGAAGAAAAGAAAGTTGATATTTATATCTTCTCTTCTTCTAAGATGTACGAAAACACACTAAAAGTAGAAATGTCAGAACGTGATCATTATATTTTTGGTGATGAATATGATATGGAAGATGTTGAATCTGCATTAAAGAATTTATTGAAGAAATTAAAGCTGAAAATACGATGAGTTATTCAAGAATAGATACCATTGAAAACATGGTTATGGCCTCTGCGGTAATGAATATCGAATCAGCTAAATATGCTGTAAACAAACTCGATAAATATGTGTTCACGAGCGATAGTCGAAAGACAATCTTTAATACGCTTAAAAGAATCGTAGCAGATCATGATGAGATAACACCTCCCATTGTAAGCATGAATATTACAAAGGCAGACATGCCTACAAAATCAGATCATCATTTAAAAGAAGCACAAGTCAAGATTTTTGCTCTAATGGATATGTATTCACCTGTCTCTTTTCATAAAAATGTGAATGAGTTAATCAACATGGCAACCTATGACATGATGGCCAGAGAATACTATTCCTATTTAGAGGATATTGACAAAGGTGTCCCGATAAAAACTATTATTGCAAAAAATGATGCTCTAATTACAACGCTTGTTGACAATGACCTCTCTGATGAGGAATTTGTCGTAACACAAAAAGATATTGCAGCTAAAATGAAAAATCGATCCATAAAAAATGAATCTTTTGAAAAGGTTTATCTAACCAAAGATGATCAGATCGATACTAAGCTGAAAATATCACGAAGAAACATTATTCTTATTGCCGGTAAAAACGGATCGTATAAAACCAAGTTCATGATTTACATCTTGAAGCTTCTCAATTCAAATTACGATAACATATCCGTTCTTCATTACCTAATGGAAGATCCTGCCGACAAAGCAATAAGAGCTTATATTTCTTTAGACCTTAAATTATCAGATTCTCAAATCCTCGAAAAGGGATATACCATGACCTTGAATGAAAAAACTCGATATGAGGAACTTTTGGACAAAGTATCATCTTACGATATTGTTTACGTCAATAAAGGTGTCTCTATTAAAGAAATCGGTTTAGAATTTAAGGCTTTTCGGAAAAAGCGACCAGGTAGATTCTGTATTCTTGTTGTTGACAATATCATGAAGTTAACTGACGGAAGAGATTTTACAGGTCAAAACGAGACAAAACTTGATAATTACATTTGCTCTGAAATAGATAGCTGGAACATTAAAACAAGTAATGATGAAGCTACCGTATTTCTTCTTCACCACTTTGTAGATGCACAATTAGAACCCTCAAAAAGACGTATGGCTTACAGGCCCGGCGAAAAAGACATACGTGGTTCTAGCAGATACAGAGACTCCGCCACTCAAATATTATTGATGAACTCCACAGGTAATTATCCTGACCTAATCTCCGAATATCCTCATATGCCCAATACCATTAAGCGCATGACGATGATCGATTTAATCAAAAACCGGAATGATGAAGTAGGAACACTCCGTTACGTCTCATTCCCGGAATTTAATTCATTTGTTTCTTTAGATAAATTAATCAAATACAAAGACCATGAACAAGTCTAAATTTTTAAGATTATTACATTTGGCCAATGTCCAAATAGACATGAGAACTCTTGACCTTATTGTCACTCTTGAAGATAGATATCGTGTTAAAGGCGATGAGATATCTTTATCCGACGTTGAAGAGGTTGAAAGAGCTATTGAATTTACTTATTCACCTAAAAAAGAAAAAGATGCCAAAGCCAGCTAAACCATCAAAGACTATTCAGATGCCTGTTACTCGTGAGCAGAGGAGAAAAGAGATAGCCGCATATGAAAGCGAAATTCATCATAAAATCATTGGTGCTATTGGAGCAATAACTTTTATGCCTAAAGAAAAGCAAATGGAAGTCGTTGCTTATCGTGCAGATAATGTGTTTATGGAAAACGTATTTTTTACGTTAGCCGCCTCTCCTGACTTTTATGCTTTAATGAAGTTTGCTTTGACAAACACTAAAAACGAGAAAGGAGAAGCTATATTCGAAAACGCTCAAAAAAAGAAGGAGGAATTTGATGCCACTAAAGATAAATAACTACCTGTTGTATCCAGAGACTCAGGTTCCCGGTAAATTCAATCTCTATCAGAAAACAAAAAGTAAACCTAAAGATGGAGGAGAAGAGAAGGAAACTGAAACTCATGTAGCATATGCAGTAACCCTTTCAAGAGCATTGGATATTATTGCTACGGAAACCATACAAAAAAAGGAGATTGAAGATCTGAAGGCCTATGTCGATGCAAGAGAGGCTTATATCAACAATCTTCTTCTTAAGCTTAAACCAATAGAGAAATTACTGTATGAAAACTTAAAAAATAAAAATGAATGATTTATTTTCCTCATTAACAAAGCCAAATACTGTAACTCTTCGCAAGTATCAACAAAAGATAATTGACGACGTAAATACAATGCGTATAAGAGGCGATACTCGTATTATGGTATCTGCACCCACGGGATCAGGAAAAACCGTTGTATTCAGCTCTATGGCCTCTGAGCAGTCAAAATTGAACAGGAAAGTAATGGTGATCACTCACCGTATAGAATTACTGACTCAGACATCTGGGACATTTTCCAAGTTCAATATTAATGCGCGCATTATTAATGCTGAAACAAAAATAATTCCCAAGACCGGAGATGTTGTCGTGGCCATGGTCGAAACTCTTTATCGCAGGTTGGACAAACCTGAGTACAGAGAATTTCTTGATGAGTTTGACACTATTATAATCGATGAAGCTCATACAGGTCAATTCGATAAACTCTTTCAGCATTTCCACAAAACGCCTTTGGTTTTAGGTTTTAGTGCCACTCCGTACAGGAGAAACCCTCAAACACCTCTATCTACATTTTATGATGCTCTTATAATGGGACCAACAGTGAAGGAACTTATTTCATTAGGATTCCTTTCAAAGTCTCTTGTATTTGGTCAGAGAGTAGATTTATCAAAAGTAGGATTCAGAAGTGGTGAATATAAACCGGAAGATATCGAAACCTCTTTTGAAGCACAAGGATTATTCAAAACAACAGTGGAGAATTATGTTAAAAACCTGAGAGGTAAAAAGACATTATTATTTGCTCCAACGGTATCCGCTTCAATTGAAATTACAGATAGATTCCGAAAAGCCGGCATTGTCGCTGCTCATGTAGATGCAGAAACTCCAAAAGATTTGAGAAGAAGGATATTTCAAAAGTTTCACACTGGAGAGATTGAGATTTTATCAAATCAAGGGATTGCCGGTATCGGTTTTGATGAACCTGAAATAGAAGTAGTATTATTATTCAGAGCAACAACATCCCTGACCTTATATCTTCAAATGATTGGTCGAGGATCACGTGTGACTGAAAATAAAGCAACTTTTATTGTTCTTGATTACGGGAATAATACTTCTCGCTTTGGCTTTTATGAAGACGATAGGGAATGGTCTCTTGATAATGATGTGACAAACTTCAAAAAAGAGTCTACCATGACCAAATCATGTCCTAAATGTAGCCGTGTTGTCCCTATTGGAACTATTACTTGTCCAACATGCGGATACATATGGCAGAAGCAACGTAAACAGGAAATGAAAGAGGCCATTGAAGTCGAACTCGTTGCTCTTAATGGAATTGAGATAATGGAATATGCTTTAGGCAAATCATTTGAAGAGCTCGCTCTCATTCAGGAGATCAAAGGCTATAAGAAAGCCTGGATACAACATCAAATAACTTCTCTCGAGGATCTTAAAGCTTATGGAGAATTCATGAAGTATAAACCGGGTTGGTTTAATTATGCAAAAGATAATTTCCAGCCTAAAACTATTGAACAAAAAAGAAAAGAGTATGAAGAATTCATTGCACAAAAGAATTCACAAAACAGCCCCTGGAGCTGAACCAACGAAAGCGTTTGATAATCGAGGATGGAACGAACACGATTATCGAGACAGCGCACAAAAAGCATTAGCCGTTGCTAAAGCACAAGAACAAAGTACCGATTACGAGAAAGTAATCATAGATAAAAAAACGTACATCTTAAGAAAAGTAAAATGACAAAAATTAAATTCGCCCTCACAAACGTTCGCCTCATTAAAAAATTAGAGGCAGAAATGGTTTCCGGACATTTGTATTATATCAAAGGAGGAAATCAAAAAGGTAAGACCACTACCATTAATGCCATTACCTCATTACTCGATGGTAACTTAGGCAAGAACATGCTTACATCAGGAGAAGTCTCTGGTGAAATATCTGGGACTATTATCGGAGCCGATGATAAGCCTTACAATGTTACAATCAATCTTAAAAACGAAAAATCCCCCTCTTTTACAATCATCAATCCAGATATGAGTAAATCAACTCGTAAAGGAGACTTGAAGGACATCTTTGGGTATAACACCGTTACCGTAGAAACTTTTATGGGATGGGGTTTAACCGAACCTGGGAGAAGAAACCAAGCTGAAATGTTTATGAAGTTGCTTCCTCAAGAAGTTCAAATTGAATTAAACGGCATTGAGCTTGACATTAACAGTCGTGATGGTATTTTGTACACAGAAAGGACTACAACTGGACAACAAATCAATTTAATGAAAGACATGAATGTTGCTCCTTCAGAAAAAGAGATTGAAATTGCAGGGAAACTTCCTCAATGGACAGAACAGATCAAGAAAATGGAAGAGTATTATCAGGCTAATGCTGTAATGCTTTCTAATTATGAAGCCTCGGTGAATATTCATAAAGAAAAAACAGCTTCGGTGACCAACAATATCACCCATCTTGAAGAGAGGATTAAAGACCTTCAATTGCAACTGCAAACACAGCAGGAATTGTTAAAACAGTTGAATGACAATCCAGTCGCGCCTATTCAGGTCACAAAAGAAACTCAAGAAGAGTATCAATCTAAACTGAGTAATGCAAGAGCCGCTATAACAACAGCAACATTAGCTGAAGACAAGGTTAAGAAATACAATGAATCAAAAGCTAATCTTCAGAAAAAAGAAGCTCGTTACAAAGAGCTTACTGATACTATTGAGCAAAAGAAAAGAACAAAGGCCGCTTTAGTGAAAACTCATTTGAATATTCCAAATGTTTCAATTGAAGATGGAGAACTCATGTATCAAGATGAGACAGGTAAATATCCTGTTACCGAAGAAAGTATTTCATATTCTCGCGGAGCAGCAATTGTTCTCGATTTATTGAAACGCCTTAATCCTAATTATCCCATTTTATGTCTTGGCAAGTCAAGTGAATTTGATCTTGCTACACAACATAAGTTCGCGGAACTCGCCGAAAAGGAAAACGCTATCGTTATCCTTGACTATGTAACAGAAAATCCTTCTCAGGATCTTATTATAGAATGTTTTGAACAAACCTTAAGTTAACAGTAAAATGGCTGAAAATAAAAAAGGCAAATTAGTATCGTTCCAACCGGTATTTGTAAATGGACAACATAGAAGTTGGGTTAGTCAAAAGTACAACGAAACGTATTACGTATTCACTTTGGCTTTTGATAATGGAGACTCAGGAGAGTCTAACGCGAAAACGCAGAACGGGTCTTATAAAATAGGCACTGAATACACCTACACAAAAGAGGTCACTGTTTATCAAGATCGTCAAATAGTCAAGATAAAAGGCCTTAAAGATGCAAACTCATCCTTTAGTGGTGGTGGCAGTGGTAAATCTGGTGGCTATAAAATGTCTGATGAGGACAAAAAGAAATTTCTGAATAAGGTAGCCTTAAGATGTGTCAATTCATCGATGATTAAAATTAATGAAGAATACAATCCTATTTACACGAAACTTAGAAACTGGCTTTATACTCGTGTATTTACGCTTGGAGACACTCATCAAATGGCTTCTGATACATTGGAGATCGCAGTTGATTATTACAAAAATGCAGCTGCAACAAGTATCATTTCTGATAATATTATCGCTTTAGCAAACTCATTAGTGAAAACCATAAATAACATATCATGGACAGATCCGAACCAGCAAGCCCCTTCGACGAATTCTCAGAGTTACTCGCCCCCAGCACAACAGACTCCTCCCCCGTCACAGAACCCGGCAGCTCCTCCGGAAGATCCAGGCCCGGAATGGCCAATGATGTAAAAAAGAAAGAAGACTTCTCCTCGGAGGAGTCTTCTTATCGCCCTCTTGCTGAATATGAGAATGGCGTTCTTAAAAAATTGAGGATATCATCTACTCTTATTAAATCAATTCTCCATAAAGGAAACTCAATTGATACTTGTCCGAAAAAAATCTATGAGACTTATCTTACTGGAAATTATAAAACGGCAGAAAGCGATGTAATGAGAAAAGGAAGGTATTTTGAATCCCGAGTTCTTGGTCCAGATAAAAATGGTCAATTAGTAGACTTGCCATTATTAAAAAATGGAGAACGTTCTACAGATCAGATAAGGATTGATGAACAGATAAAAGCCTTTGATATAGTCACTCATAATTATGGGATGATAGTAATTAAAGAAGGCCAATCCCGGAATACTCAAATCCCTGTAAGAAAAAAAGTCGAGTACGATGAATATCCTGATGTCGAAATTGTAATAGATGCGGTAATAGACTTAATCAGTCCAATATCTATACGCGATTACAATCTTGATGCAGCTATTTTCGATTTAAAACTTCCAATGGACAGGAATAATGAGCACGGTAAATTCTCATGGGGTCTTCCTCAATACATGGATCATACGCAAGCTGTTCTCTACAGTCATATTCTCAATCTTCCATTTTTTTATTTGCTCTTCGACTATAAGAAAAACGATAAAGGTCATAAGCTTATTCCTGTTGCGACATTGTCAATGTTCCCAGAAGGAAAGACAGCGAAAAATGAACAATCTTATCTTTTAGCAAAGCAAAGAGAAATTGATCTTAAATTAAACATTAAAGAGGTTATCAGGCTTATCATGGAATGGGATTATAAAGGATATCCTGAATTCGGATCTGATGATAACTGTAAAAAATGTCCATTAAATCCTCTTCATGGAGGAACCTGCATCCATCACAACTCAATCAAAGAAACTTAATCTTTTAAACAATTTATTATTATGCACTTACAAGAAATCAAATTTGAGGATAAAAATGTAATATCCTTAAACCTCGAAACATTAAAAGCCTCTGCAGAATACAGAAGAGGATCAAAATTTCCTCAAAGTCATTACGTGTTAATTGAAGATGTTTTAAGCCGTCTTAACGCAAAAGGACTTGCCCCTACAATTGAAACTATTTATGTTTCAAAAAATGGATGTCAATATCCGACAGAAAATTATGTCCAAAGGTCTTCTGATCTGAAATCAATTTATGATACTCAGGGAGTCATTATAAATAACCTGGTAACTAAAATCACACTTGGAGGCAGTCTCGCAAATGAGGATAATGCACAGGCCATTGCAATCTCTTATAACAAACTTGGAATTCAAATTTCAATGGGTCTCAACGTATGGGTATGCCAAAACATGAATATTTTTGGGTCAACCGTTATTTCTAATTATGGAGGTACTGGAATTGCTTTCGACAAAATGATTGATGTTTTAAATGGATGGATAGCCAATATAAAAGCGTATCATCAGCGTGACCAGCGTGTACTTGAAGCAATGAGAGGAATTCGATTCATGGATGCTTTTGCTGAAATGCAAAGTATAATTGGACACCTTTACTGGTTAGCCGAAATAGCTCCTAAAACAAAAGATATTGTGGCTCCGTTGAATCATTCTCGTATCACTGATTTGTTAAGGGAATTTATTGCTCTTGATTCAGTAAATCCAACTCTTTACGATCTTTATCAATGTGCAACCAATGTTTCAACTCATCAGGATGTCATTGAGAACAGAATTAAAGATACTCATCTTATTGGAGAATACTTTGCCGGAAGATATGGTATTGATATTTCTGTCGGACTTGATGAAGAAAATTTCTCCGCAAAACAGATAGAAGATATTGTTCAAGATGCTGTTGAAATCAATCCAGGTGAAATATCTGTTCTCACACAAGATACCGATTTAGGATTAAAAGAGTATCCAGCAACTCCTGCTGAATCTTTTGCTGAACCTATTCTTGATGATGAAATAACCATTGAGTAATGGAAAGTGTTGATAAATTAAAAGCACTCATAGCCTCGAAGAAAATTTCTCGTTCAGAGGCTATGGGTTTGCTTAATGAAATTGAGAAGGAGATTGAAAGTAAAATTGATGATATCATTGCTGATATTGATCCTGACAAATTCAATCCGGATTCTTTATTAACCGAAATAGGTAATCCTCAAAATCTATGGGAAGCTACTTTATACGAAGAGTTTTCTAATAGAATTCTTTCATTCCGTAATGGGAAATTAAACCCAAATGAAATTTTTCACAATTACACTTTAATATCATGATAATAAAAAGAAAAGAGCTTCTCAAAGCTTTAACCATTGCCGGATCTGTTATTCCTTCAAAAGCGACTCTAACAGTGATAACAGAGACTTTAATTACATTTGAAGGATCTAATATATCTGTTATCGGAACGGACCTGGATAATACCATCGTTTATAAATTCAGTTCAGAAGAAGTTTTTGAATCAGCTGAAGTAGTAGTTGATTATAAAGACCTCAAAGAACTGTTGTCCTCTATTGATGATGATAATGTTGATGTTGTCATTAACAAAAAAGACAACGCTATAGTTATCTCTTATGGATTAGGTGGCCGTTTTGAGCTTCCTTATGTCGATGGAGAAGATTATCCAAAGCCTCTTGTTGATGGCAATATCGAGAAAGAATACTATCTTAACAAAGATGATATTTACTCAATAATTTCAACTTTGAAGAACTTTACAAACAAAGATGATTTACGTCCCATTATGCAATGTATTAATTTTGATTTCGATGGAGAAAGTCTTAATGCTACGGCTACTAATAGCCATATCCTCATGAACATGAAAATGTTCTCTAACCAAAATAATACAGGCTCATTTTTACTGCATAAGAATTCTTTCTCTGCAATTCTTCACTTTCCTAATGAGGAGGTAAATATCAAGGATTATTCGAACTTCATTGTCCTCTCATCAGGGAATATAACAATGTACCATACAAAAAGGACTGGTAATTTTCCTGCATGGAGAAGTGTAATTCCTTCTGAGTATGCCAATACCGTCACCTTCGCTAAAGAAGAGTTGAAAAAAGCAACTAAGCTATGCTCTATTGGTGATCCAATTTCCATTAAGCTCGAGGTGGAAAAAACTTTTGTTTCTTTTACAGGAACTAACATTGACTTAAGAAAAGAATCAAAGTATAAGGTCAATATAGAACAAAAAGAAAACGAAGAACCGGTTATCCTCGGTTTTAATCCAAAATTCTTAGCAGAAGTTTTATCTGTTATCCCTACTGCCGCCGTAACAATTGGATTAAATCCATCTCGCGCATGCCGGTTTTTCCATGAAGAGAATACTATCATTCTCATGCCTGTACTTATTAAATAGTTTAACCGGAAAGCCTGTCTCATTGATAGGCTTTCCTAAATCTTACTTATCATGGATATAGAAATAAAATGCCCTTCATGTGGCAATGAAAAAGATAATTATTTTGTGGACATGGGAGAAAACTCAATCCTTTACTATCAGTGCAGATGTTGTAATTTAGGATTTTTTGTTGACGTTTCTCATTACATAAACGAGTTAGAGATATCTGCTTATGAGTCTGCAACATCGGAATGATTATTATTTCAGTGGAGCAATAAAGAAAATCTTTCCAGTCTCAATAAGGCCTTATCAAAATAAAGATGGGGAAACAATTGAATGGAAAGAAAGAGTAATTGTTGTTACCAATAAATACAGTAGAGGTGGATATTGGGTTGTCTCAGATGCCGTCTTTACATGTACCGGAAAATCATTAGAAGCTCTTGAATTAATGCACCCAGGTCTTGAGGTAATAGTCTCCTTTTCAATAAAGGCTAGATCATGGACTTCTCCTAATGGAGAGGAGAAATGGTTTACCACAAACTATGCTTATAACATAATGTCACCTACTGACAAAATTGTTACTGATAAATGGTGGTCTTATGCAGATCGACAGAAGAGCAACAAAGGATCGTCAAAGGAAGAGTCTCCGAGACCTTTAACTGAGCAAGAGCGACAACGCCAAAATCCAGAAGATAAAGAATACAATGCGGAAACTTATAGCCGAACAGTTGATTATTCTGATGGAAAGCCTGAGATACAAAAAACGAAATCAAAGTATGCTCCGAAACCTCAATCAGATGATGATGAAGGAGATTTACCATTCTAAAATTTAAATCATGAGTAGTATAAACGGATTTAATCAAATATCATTAAGAGAACTTCCGACATGGATTAAAGTTTATCGAAATGACGGCGTTGCTGATAAAAATGAAATTCTTAAGGATCTTGTTCTGATAGATGATTTGTTGACCTTACAAAAGTCACAATCATTATTGAAGAGAAAGCGCAATCTTAAAAGTCAGCTCGAAGCAAGAATTGCTTATGATATAGGCTATAATTCTGAAAATTTAAACACTCTTAAACGTTAATTAAAAATAGCTTTTATGTCTAAAATAGAATTTACAGTATATGGAGAGCCATTGGCGCAGAAAAGACATCGCCATTTCTCCAGAGGAACATTTACTCAGGTATATGATCCCTCATCAAAGGACAAAGTGGAGTTTGCCGATATTGTCGCCTCACACCTCCCTGATGAGCCTTTTGACGAGCCACTGATACTTGCTATCAGATCGTACTTTACTCGCCCCAAGAGCCATTACATGACCGGAAAAATGGCAGGTTATCTGAAGGAGAATGCTCCCTTCTATCATTTCTCAAAACCGGATACGGATAATGTCTCAAAATTCGTTTATCTTTGTCAAATCATTTTAAATTAAATCATATGAAAGAAACTTCAATTTTAGCTATTGACCCTGCAACACTAACTGGTTGGGCAATCAGTAAAGAAATTTATGGGACGTGGAATCTTCGTACACGTGCTGACGAAAGTTGGGGAATGAAACTTATTCGATTTAAAGGGAAGTTTATAGAAATATTAAACAACTATGAAATTAAGGTTGTTGCTTATGAACGTCCTGCAGGTAGGAATACTCATTCAATTATAACTCAATCAAAGATTATTGGAATAATAGAATCAGTATGTGAAGAACGTAACATTGAATATGTAGCATATTCAGCTAGTGAAGTCAAAAAGTTTGCTACCGGAAAAGGAAATTCAGGAAAACCTTTAATGATTAGTGCAGCACAAGAAAAATATGCTTATCAAGGAAATGATGATAATGAAGCTGATGCATTACATATTTTATTTTTAGCTAAATATTACTATAATGAATAAAAGAAAAGTTAGTGATGAAGTTCTTTTAAAACTATACAATGAATTAAATAGTGTATGGAAAGTTGGGGCTGAAGTTGGATTATGTGGTCAATCTGTTTATGAGCGAATTGTGAAACTTAAAGATATTTCAAAACCTCCTGAATATACTGAGGAACAAATTCAGCTAATAATTAAAACTTACCAAAATGGATTTAAAAAAGGTGATGGAATCTTGGACTCTTTAGTTCTTTCTTTGGGGAAAAGTAAAGCAAACGTTTCCCGAAAAGCAAAAAGGTTAGGTTTAACTAATGCTGCTAGAGAAACAGCCGATACATTTAAAAATGCTATTTCCATTAGAGGAATCGAGTGGCATAAAAAAAATCCTCATCCAAGAGGGATGCTCGGGAAAACTCATTCATTAGAATATAGAAAAGAATGTGGAATTAGAGCTTCTGAATGGAATAAAACAGCTTCTCCTGAAGCGAAGGCTAATAGGATTAAAAAGATACTTATTTCACGAGAGCGAAAAAAAACAAAACATTTTCGTGGATCATGGAAATCTGGATGGCATACTATTAATGGGAAAAGATGTTTTTTTAGATCTGCATGGGAGTTATCGTATGCTTTATATCTTGAGGATTTAATAGAACAAGAAAAAATTCTTAAATGGGAATATGAACCTAAAATATTTGTTTTTCCTGATAATGAAGCTCCATTAACATATAAACCTGACTTTAAAATAACGCTCAATAATAAAAATCACGTGTGGAGAGAAGTTAAAGGATGGTTTAATGATGTGAGTCAAAAGAAAGATTATAAATTTAGAAAGTACTTTCCAAATGAATCATTAAAACTAATAAGATATGATGTGTCAAAAAAAAATGATGCTTTAGGTAAACTTTCCATCCCTCTTTACAAAATAAGAGAATAATGAAAAAAGAATATGGAATCTGTAAAAAATGTGAAGACTCTGCTGTTATCGTAAATCGTACTCACTGGTTATGCGAAAGCTGTAATAGAGAAAGAATAGCGATGCAGAAAACTTCCGTAGTAATTAAAAAGAAGAAATTCCTTAATCCAAAATCCTCAGCTCTTTCGAAAGGAGAACTTTTATATGCTCAAACAAAAGCAAAGAAAAGAGAGGATATGATAGAAAAAGGTTATTTCAGATGTTTCTTCTCCAACAAACCTTTAGATCCTTCTCCGAATGCAGGAGAACCATGGCATCATGCTTTAGGTCGAAAAGGATCTCTTCTGTATGAATATAAAAACATATTCCCTTGTATTCATGAATATCATATGCAGTATCACGATCTTGACATTAAAGAGCTAATGAAAACTGAATGGTATCCGAAATTCTTTACTAGAGTTAAACAGCTTAACAAAAACGTTTACAATAAAGAATTACGCCGAATGAATAAAGGAGGTATAATTGATGATGAACAATATTTCAAAATGTTTTTAACATGACACAACTTAATTTTGATTTTAATAGCGAATATGAAGTTAAAGAGGTTCCTCAATGGAAACCTAAAATAATAAAAGAAACTCCAACTGTTGCAGATAAGCTTTTTGAACATCAAGCTAAAATGATTTCTGCTTTGACTAAGGGAATTAAATCTGCTCAAAAAAAAGCTGAATCAATCAACACTGAGTTATCAGGAAGCTGGACTTATAAAAGAGGACAGGAACTTGCTCATAGAGTAAAGATAAAAGAACAGATAGAACTTAAAACAGTTGCTCTTGAAAAATTACGTAACCTATGGGAAATAGGAGAAGTGCCCGTTACTCTTCAGAAAACAAAAACGATTGGTGACATAGACATCATTACTCAATGGGGATATCCTTCTCCATTAGACGGAACTGAATATGATCACTACATCGAGAGGCGTTCCGAACAAGTAAAGAAGTGTGAACGATTAGGAATATTCTCAAAAGAGGATTCTAAGGCCGCAGCAGAACTTTTGACCTCATACATGAGTAAAGAGCTGTCTGAAGAAGAAGTGCGCGCTAAAGAGCTTAAATTAGCCATAGAGGACTTGCGAGGAAATAACATTCCCGGATTCTTTCCCACTCCGGATAAGTTAATTGATCTCATGTTCGATTATGCAAATCTCTTTACCAAAAGAGGAATGAGAATTTTAGAGCCCTCTGCCGGTATAGGAAGTATTGCCGATAAAATACGTGACATTGATTATGATCATTCTGTAATTTGCATAGAGCGTCAATTCTCATTAATAAAAATTCTCGAGCTAAAAGGTTATGAGACTATTGGAGAGGATTTCCTTCAAGTAAATCAAATTGGGAATCATATTAAATTTGACAGAATCATCATGAACCCTCCTTTTGAAAAAGGACAAGACGTAGAGCATATTATGCATGCCTACAATACTTTCCTCGAAGAAGAAGGAATTCTCGTTTCTGTAGCTTCTAATGGGGTAATGAGCAACACCCAAAAGAAATATGAAGTGTTCAGAGAACTTGTCTTTTCTCATGGAGAATTTGTGACTTTAGACGGCCCCCAATTCAAAGGGTCAGATGCGTTTCGGAGCACAGGAGTTTCAACATGTCTTATAGTTTTAAGGAAATGAGAACAACAATAGCTCGATTTAAAAGCGTATGCCCAAAAACAGGGAAAACGCTTGTAAAAGGAGATAAGATCCTGTATGACCCCTCTACCAAAACTGCTTACTCAATAGATTGCGATTTAACCGATATAGCAGACCCTCACACAGCACAATTCATTCAAGCTAATGAAGATGCTTACTTTGATAATTTCTGTCATCAAAACAACATTTAACAATGAAAATAAATGATCTACCTATAGGCACAAAACTAATGTGGGACGCCCCTCTTCCTTTTGAGGGATACGTCTCTAGTTTCTCAAGAGATAAAAGCAAAATACTCTTGACTGCTATTGTCTCAGAAAGAGACACTAAACATCCGAAAGGAACTCGTATCAATACAGGGCAATCCAATAATTGGATAGGAAGTGAAAATGAATATTTAAGACTTCCTACAGAAGAGGAGCTTGAAAAATATGAATGGCCAATCCTTAAATAGACTTTTATGACAACAATTAGAAATTATACGGATATCTATCATAAAGAGTTTTCGAGATATAAAACTCAGATAAAAAACGAAGAGCATGTTATAGAAAAAAATAACAAAGTTATCGATAGAGCCACAAGAAGCAATGAAAGAGCTCATCAAAGAATAAGAAAACTTAAAATGCCTCGTTGGACTGATTTTATTATCGAAGAAATCGCAAAAGAAATGCTCTTGTATTTTCCGGATGAATACAGCTATGAAATAAGAGGCCCTTATGGATTAGGTTCACGTGTCGTTATAGACATTAAAGCCAATTTAAAAGATTTGCCGGAATACTCATTTACCTTTACCCCTAATCTTTCAGAAAATTCAGACTCTAATCTAATGTGGATTGATCGCTCTATGCACACGAATAGATTCGCTCCGGGTACTATTGGTGAAATTAATGGATTTAATTATCCTAATATCCCAATTCCAAATGAAACAACAATTAAAGATTTGATTCTAATATTTTACCCTGAATTTAAATTTAAAAAGCATGAAAAAGATAACAATTTATCCTCATGACTGTAGTCGTGAGGAATACGAAGAATTAATAGAGTATCTCGAAGATAACTGCTGGGATTATTTAATAGAAGAAACAGAAGCAGAAGAAAAAACTCCTGACTCTGGAGATATTCTCTCCGAAAGCTGGCTTGAAAAATCTGATGATTGGCGAGATGAATAATTTAAAATAATAAATATGAAAACAGTATGTGTATATCACTCAATAGACTTAGATGGTTGGATGAGTGCAGCAATAGTTAAACATTGGTATTTAAGTAAAGTAATTCCTAATGGTGAAAGTATTGGAGAATTAATATTAGAACCAACATTACAAGAATATGTTCCTAAAAAACCAATATTTAAAGATACACAAAATATTTGGTTTCTTGGATATAACTATGGTCAACCTATTCCTAATTTAAGTGGATATGATAATGTAATAATGTGTGATATTAGTTTTCCTGTAGAAGAGATGAATCTGTTAGGCAATAATCTTATTTGGGTAGACCATCATATCTCAGCAATAACTGCGTGTGAAACAAATAATGAACAAGGTATCTCTGGTTTAAGGAGGATTGATTTCTCTGCTTGTGAATTAACATGGAAATATTTCTTTCCTGAGCCTGATGGAGCAGATTATCATACAGCACATATTCCTTCAAATTTAAAAGGTGAAAATATTCCATTACCTAAAAATAAAATGCCTGAAATAGTTAGATTACTTGGAATGTATGATAGTCTTAGACATAAAGGAACTGATGAAGAACAAAAAGTGTTAGAGTTTCAATATGGAGCAAGAGGTGTAATTAGTAATTATGAGGAAGCTTATAATTATTTAATAGATAATCTAAATCCTACATCTGGGATAGTAGAAGATGTTTTATATAATGGTGGAGCAATTTATCAATATTTATGTACAGAAGCTAAACAAGCTTATAAGAATGGATTTGAAATAGAACTAGGACAATCCTCTGTAAAATTAGTAGATTTAGCTACTATCCCAGATACAGAACCAGAAACTCTTAAAAATGCTGTCGGAACATTTTTACCTTATAAATTCATCTGTATCAACAAAGAAAGATTCAATCCTATTAACTTTGGCATAGATTATCATAAAGATGGTTATGATGGAGCAGCTTGTTTCTGGTATGCAGATAATAAATGGCATTTCTCACTATACAATGACAATGATCAAGTTGATTGCTCTGCTATTGCTAAACAATATGGTGGAGGTGGGCATAAAGGTGCTGCTGGATTTGTTGTTGATGATATTAATAAAATAATAAAGCTGTATGAATAAAAAAAAGAAAACGATAATGGAACAGCTTCACCCATGGCATAAACAAAAATGTCGCTGTGGGCATATGATTTATTGGTCTAAATATCATCAATCATACAGATGTCATTGTTCCGATCCCAAACCATTTAATGAAAAGTAAAATGAAATTATCAACTCTTAAACGAGGAACTAAACTTATGTGGGAAGCTGATATCCCTTACAAGGATTTCAGCACCGGCATGAGTAATTACAAGAAAAATAAAATCTGTTATCCTCTTATTATTGAAGACGTGAATCTAAAAGAAAAAGACTATCCGGTTCTTATTAAAAATGAATACGGATATACATGGATGCCTCAGTCTTCAGAAAATATAAGGAAACCTACACGGTCTGAATTATTAAATGTAATTTGGCCTAAAATTTAAATCTATGGGAAAATTAATAATTTCAATAGAGATTCCTGATGCCACAAGGGATTCTCTTGGAGAAAAACTGAAAAATTATGTGGCAGAAAAAGTTGCTTTGGGTCACGAAAGTGGAAATATTCAACAATCTTTAAATAATGTTATTACTCAAGGCAAATGGAAGTCTGAATTTATCGAGGATGCTGATAATCCTGATTTATTCCCTTTCAAATCGAATACAGCGTATTACATGCGCGATAAGAAGTCGGATGAGGGTTATCATGTCGTAGGCATAAATAAGGCCTTAGATCGTATCTGTGTAGCCGGACACCCTATTCAAGCATTGAGGTTGTCTGATTGTGTTGCTTTCAGTGAAAGAGGAAAACTCTCTAACGATGAACTTGAATTCAGAAAAAAACATTTTGGATCTAACTGGATGTAATTATGGTAAAAGATTTTGTTTTGGGAATTGAGTAATTAATATTGTGAATTAGATTAAAGTGAAAAGGGTGAGCACGAAAGTGTTCACCCTTTTTTTTTCAGCTTGTTTATCTTTTAGGCGTTAATCTTAAGGAGATACCAGTTTCCTGATCCAAAAGAATGAATAATAGCTGCTTCTCCAACAGCTATCGTAACATCTACTTCAAGACCATTTATGCTTTCTCCTAATTGACGTCCAATAACAAGTCCTCCGGTCCCAATATTAGAAACGATATAGAATCTTCTGACGTTATCATCAGCTGCCGGCAAGTATGCTTTTCCAGTTCCATTTCCAGATACATATTGCATTATAGATGAACCAAAAGTAAATGAAGAGTTTGAGCTTAAGGAAACTCCTCCAAATCCAATATTATCATCAATATCCAATCCTGATTTCGCTGTATCTGAAATAGATGAACTTGCTTTAACTAAAACCTTTTTGCCTGGAGTATTACGAAAAGTAACACCTCCTGTAGAAGCAACAAAAGGAGCACTCGTTAACGATCCATAATCTCCATCAAAATCTGATTTCGCATCCCACGTAGCAATCATTGTTGGAGTAAGCCATTTTTTAACAGAGGTTTCAGCAACATCATCAGCATCATGTGTATGTGACGTAGCTGATTTACCAGTTAGTTCAGTGCTAATCTTCGAGCTGCTCCATACGTTTGTTGAGTTAGTTACTGAATCATTAACAACTGCTTTTGTAGCTAATAAAGCATCTGCTGCTGTTTTGGTATAAACATCCGCGGCATTAGCTTTTCCATCCCATAAAGCAATTTTTGTATCTGTAAGATGTCTGCTTGCTGACGTTTCTCCTAGATCAATTAAATTAACCGGAAGAGAAGGAAGTCCTGTAAGAGTTGAATAAGCGTGGGTGTGAGTAGCATCCATGTAGAAGGCCAAATCCCATGAACCTGCTCCGGCCGCAACTGAATTTGCTCTATAGACAGGTCTGTTTGCCACAGATTCAATGATCCCCATTTCTCCAACTGCGTGACCAGTCTGAGCATCTCTTGCTGCTGTATCTGCCCATGAATATTTAATACCAAGAGCCGCAGAAGAAGCCACTGCTGCAAGATCAGTTTGAGAAGCAAAATAAGTATCAGGATGGCCATTAAGAAGAGAGCTGTCTGCTGCTTTAGCATAAAGACCAAGATAAGCAGTATCATGATTATGGCCGGTATTAGACTTTCCAGATAGCTCAGAGACAAGTTTAGAGGCTGACCACGCTACATTCGTAGAGGTTGTGTCTGCATCATCGATTGTAACATCTCCTGCATCACCTGCTAATGCTACATTAGTCCATCCTTTACTTGCTTTATAAAACTGTAAAGAACCGGTATTCACGCGTATCATTCCGGCAAGACCAACATTCGAGTCTCCAATCATAATCCCTTTTGAAGCAAAGAGGCTTACCACTTTTAATGAGCCTTTTATCTCCTGATTTCCTTTCATCGTTACGCTGAAAGTAGTAGGAACAGATGTTGGATCAGCAGAGCCATCCGTATGTCCTATTTCGGTTTTTCCCCTTACTGAATTAAGTTTAACGACTCCATCAGAAACAAATCCCTGACCCGGTTCAAGAGAGACATCTCCTCCATTAGCGCCAAGACTTCTTCCGGCTGTTAAAAGAACATCTCCTCCTTTTGTGCTGTAATCAGATTGAGCTGCTATAAGTTCCACATCTCCTCCTGCATCATTATTGGTGCTCTTGCCTGCTGAAAGTTTAACGCTTTGTCCTTTCCCTGTTTTGTCAACTCCTTTTACTTCAAGAGCAGCAACAGAAGTATCTGCTGATTTTATTTCTGCAGAAGAAAGATTAAGACCTTTTACGTTTACCATTTTAACATCATTAGCATCGAGTTGTCCGGCATCATTCATGGTAAAATATGTGGCAAATAAACCGGCACTCATTTTCTTTGGAACGAGAGTGTCTTTCTCCGCTACAATAAGCCATAAACTAGCCTTGTTTTCTGTTTCTGTGACATCAAGACTTTCTGGATCAAATGACACATCATAAACTCTTCTTTTTTGAGAATTAGCTGAGTACTCATGAGCTTTGACGATTTTAATTCCATTTCCCTGAGTTACTTGATCTTGGACTATATCTCCATCAGAAGGAGTTATTGGTTCAACATTAAGGATTCTTGAATGACATACGACTAATGGTAATTGACGAGGAGAAACAGCTTTAGCATCACCCACTCGAGTATTAACTCCCCATTCTGACGGATTTAAGCAATTATCATCAGAAGCTCTCTTAATAAGACCTCGTTGCTCTAATCCTGCTTCGTCTGCCGGCTCGAGAAAAAACGGTATAGAGTCTCTCCAGTTTGAGAATTCTTCTTCGTTCGGGAGATTTCCTTTTTTGAATTTAGTACCCGTACTTCCAGTAGGGCCTGTTATAAAATAATTTCTAGTTTTTTTTGACATTGTTAACTAATTATAAATTGTGAATATTCAATTCCATCTCCTTCAATTTGCATGTAATCGATACCGTTCTTCAACACGGGTACGGGAGGATCTACTGGATCTACTGGGTCTACTGGTTCTTCTGGATCAGGACGACTAACGAAAGTCATGTCAAATGCATTTAACCATGCCATAGGGCTTATTTTACAGCACCTCATGGCATTCGTTATGCATTCGATAGAGAATGTACTATAATAGTGAGAAGTGCTCTTATAATCGTTATTAGCATTGTCTACGTCGATTATATTTGTCAGGGCACTAAAGAAACACATTGCTTTTGACAAGCATAAAGTTCTTGCTTTTGGTTTTATCCCTAAAATCAATGCATCCATGTCTGCCTCAAGTAAAGAAACGTTTTCAGCCCAATTCTCGAAAAGAGCTTCGGATATCTCATCATCATGCATCATAAACAGATTGTAATGATCTGTGTTAAGCGCTAATGCGAACAGTCGTATTGAATTCTCAACTTTCATGATTACATCTTTTTAATGATTAACCTCAACTTTTTAAGAAGTCTCCCGATATCATTGGTATAAGTGAATCTGGTAGCATCCCTAACTCCACTTCCGGAATATTTATACTTTTCAAGAACAACGAGTCTCTCGATCATTAGATACAATGAAATAATAAGGTTTAGGTTCGCTACTTTCTTTTCATTTTCAGGAGAAGTGTCCTCGCAATTTGAATCAGCACAAGCAATCTCACTCATAATCTTCATGATGTAAGCATCGGTGTCAGTAAAGTCATAAATAGCTTCTACATAATAAACTCCACCTTCAGCAGTCCTCATATAGTAAACCCCATCTTCTTCAAAAGTAAGATTTGCTACATGGCCTATGAATTGACTTGTCCTTACATAGGTCTCTTTATAATCAAATAACACGTATTCGAGACCATCTGTCCCAAGTGTATTTGTCACTTCGAAAGCATGATCTCCTGTTTTAAGAACGATTAAGTCTCCTTGAGGGATAAGCTCATTATTTCGGTAATATTTCCGACAGTAAACAGTTCCACTATATTTCGTGAGGTAAATATCAACATCATCTCCATCTGAAGCTATCCACAAGGAACTTACTCCTGGGACAGCAGCCGAAGTTGCCCCTGCTGTTGTATGATAAAACACTCCGTTATAATAAACAACGTCTCCGGCAGAAAAAGATGTAGCAGTCCATAGAGGAACCTGAAATATCAATATCTCAAGGTCTCCATCTTTCTCCTCTGACATATTCCATTCTTCCTGATCTTCACTTGTCGCAATAGAGTAAGATGTCTCCGTGTATTGTTTATAGAACACAATAAGACCCCAATTAGCTCTTGTATCAGAACTCCAGTCCGAAATATCAGTTACCGCAAAATATTCAGCCTGAACATCTGTTATTAATTTGAATTTTAAATCTACTGACATTTTTTATTTATTTAAATTTTCAATGTGTTTAACTATTTTTTCGTCTGTAGTCTCTTCTACAATATTATCTACGGTTCTGTATAATCTGCTCAAAGGTATAATATTTGTAATTAACTTGAACGATGGTTCGCCATAAGCATTAGTAAATGACGAGGAGAGAATGTTCAACATGGCAAATGGTTCTTTAGCCCATGAATAAGCAGGACCTACAATTGTAAGAGATTCAGCTGCATATTTAATAGAATTTATCAATTTAACTTTCTTTAGTTTTTCTGCCGCAGTCCCATATTTTTTGTCGCCAAATAACATCTCAGAAGCATCTTCCCAATCAATATTAAATAACGCCATGATGAAAACAAACAATCCTAGTTGAGCTCCAAGACGACCAAGATTTCTCCTCTCTTTTGGACTCAATGTGCTTAGCTGAAGTTTTCCTGTCCCAATCGTTCTTGAAATAAGAGAAACTAATGTTCTATAAGAGCCTTCAACAAACTCTCTTTGCCATTTAGGAACAAGTTTACCATTTTCTTCGATAGCAATCCATTCTCCTCCCTCATCAGAAAATTTATTCTTTCCTCCAAAAGCCATTGAAAGTTTTGTTGCCATCCATCCATTAAACACTGAAGCATTTTTAAACAACCCATGTGATCCCATTAATGCTTTCGTCGATGAATCAAATGCTCCAACACTCCTATCTGCAATATGTTTCAGGTTACGTAAACTTCTTTTGTCATAAGGTCTTACAGGAGCTTCATTAATGTCATGGCCTTCGTAAGACAATTGAGTTTTCAAATTGTTGAAAAGTACTTCGGCTGCTTTACTCTTGAATTTTCCCGTCTCATCAAAGAATTGGCCATCTTTCTTGTAGTTATACTTTACCTCTCCGGAAGCAGAATCGTATTCAAGAGCATCCCATACGCCATCTTCAACAAGCTTTGCAGTCATTACTACTGCTCTTGCATAATAGTCAGTCATCCAGTTAGTGTAATTGGCCATAAAAGAGCTCACGACATTTCTCTCCCCTATTTGTCTGTGTCTATGATGTAACTGATGATATTCAGTAGCATCAATTAAATGATATTGAACAGCTAATTGAGTCACTTTATGCCAGTCAGTAGCAAACAGAGTTCTTGCCTTAATCAATGACTTCATTTTTATTCCGGAGTCTCCAGAAATGCTATTTGCAAAAGCTTCCGTTCCAATAAAGAACATGTTTGAGAAATGCGATAATACGGCAACGTTAGGATTGAACATCATTACAGCCGGCTTGACAATAGAGCCTACAACATTCATTGTTTTTTCCACGTTTACTAACGCATTAAATTGCTGATGTTTTATTTGACCCTGGATAGCCATTCTCACAAAATCATCAATCATATCAATTACATTGTCCTGCATGTTTCCTCCTTGCGCCTTTCGGTCATTTTCAAGCTTAATCTTTAAAGCGTTAGCTATCGGAAGAACATTGTTCTCGTATGCGATATTACGGATTGTGCTTAAAGCAAAGTAATTGATAATCGTCTGCAAGTCATAAGAGGTGTTTTCATTTGCGGAAGGATCAGTAGCTCTCATAATCATATTGCCTTTCTCGTCAACATCTGAGGCTAACCCTAAAAGACCATGCATTCGGTTTGTTGAACCATACTTGCCATTATTCACTCTAAGACCTATCTGAGAAAAGAATCTGTCTGTAAGTGACGATATGTATTTCTCTTCGTTATCCTGATCTTTAAGTGATGATCCGTCCTGATAAAGAACATGAACATCCGCCTGTTCTTTAGCAAACTTTTTGGCTGCATTACCAAATGTAGAGTTTGAGGCGACCTCATCATTCAAGGCTTTCATCATCGGGACAAATCCTCTGTAATACCGGCTTTTTGCAAGATCTTCTTTTGCTTTATCCCTTGAATAAAGACTTCCCTCGCTGTCGATATATCCGTCAATAGTATTTCTCTTTATGGCGTTATGATAAATAAGGTCTTCATAGAACTGAGTTACCGTATCAACTATCTTCTTGCCCATATTAAGTTCATCCTGAGTAAGACCTCGTTTTTGAGCTCTCTCAGTTAATTCAATCTCTTCCTGAGTCATGCCAGGTTGAATCTTATCTGTCCAATAAATAGCTCCTGTACGCATCTCAACATCGTTTCCATTCATGTCTTTTACGGTAATAGTATCAAACAGTTTCTGGTAACGTTCTTTCCCCGGATTACCAACGTATCCTTTTACGCTTTCAGTAAAATACTCCCAGATAGGGTTTAGCTCTTTCTTTACCTGCATCATTTTTTCAATGACATCAAACTCTGCATCATGATAAGCTGATTTAAGCATGATAAAATGCTCTTCTCCAATCGAGTTTGTATCAAAGAAGTATTTCTCAAAATTATCGATCTCTTCATACCGGTTTACTTGATTGTTCAGTATCGAAGGATTTTTAAGACTATTGATTGCATTAATGATAAGCTTTATCTCCTCATCGTTTTCTCTCGATAAACCATCCTGAGCAGCATTCTTAATTCCGATCAATCTTTGTAATCTCTTCAGAAGAAAATCAATTTGATCGTTTCTTGACATGTCTCCAAGAGTCTCTGCTTTAGTCTGGAAATAATCTGTGCCAAGCCCCTTGTGGTGTGTGTAGAATGAGGCTAAGATATTGTTCCAGTCAATTGTATTCGAAACGATATTCTCTCCTGTCAGAAGTTTTCTTAAAGAAATAGCTTCTCCGTTATCAGGAATTGTTTCCATTACAGCATCAATCTTCCCTATGGTTCTCAGCAGTTGATTCATTGTAGCCATATCAACCGGAGCAAATTGAACATCTCCATCAACAACTCTCGATATGCCGGCATAGTTAACTTTTATGTTCGGATTTGAGGCCTGAATATAGTTTATAAACATGGCCATTGAAATCCTTTTCAAATTAAGCCTTGTATTTTTGACTTCCACCTCATTTCTCCGGGCCTTAAACGCAGACATAAATCCTTCAAGAATATTTCTCGATCTTTCATGAGTCTCTGTTCCATTAAGGTTTTGATTGGTTACGTCATAAACGGATATTAGGATTTCCGTTGATCCGTCTTTAGCCGTAGCCTTGTTCTCTACTGAAACAATGAAATCCTCAGAAACAAAAGCATCGTCGATTTCTATTCCGACCTCTTTAGAAAATTCGGCAACGGTGTAATATTTTCTTCCCGGGATATAGTTCATTGCTCTCTGGACAGATTTTAGCGTATTGTAGCTTACGCGAGAGTCTCCGTTTTGTTTTACACCAAATACTTTTGCTGCGTTCTCTTTTGTCGGAACATCATTAAGGAATAACCTGATATTATTAGGTAGGTTTTTCTCTTGATTTCGGTATTCCTCAAAAGCTTTCGTAAACAGAGAAGAGTTGTTTTGTAAATCATCTTCCGTAAACTCTATTTCACGACCAATAAATGACTGAGGGAGTTTATAGCCCATTGACCTGATCTGCTCTTTTAGATTAAGCATCTCAAGTAAGGTTGAGTGTTCGATAGTCCGCTTTTCATTACCGGCTTCTGAAAACATTCCTATAAGCTGACCAACAGTTGTGTTTCTATAAACTTTCGATTCTCTTACAGTAGCTGCTTTTTCAAGCATGGCCAACTCAGTTGAGCTTACAGTTGAAATAACTCCTCCTGCAATAACCAAATCCGTAAACTTATCAGCAAATTCCTGAAGCGTGTTAAATTCAAATTTTAAGTCCTCAGAGACGTTAAACATTGAAAACATAGTATTCCTTGCCAAATCAGCCAAAAGCTTTACAGCGCTCTTTATTTTGCCCCAGAGAGACTTTCCTTTAGTATTGTAATTCTCGTCTCCTGCTCTGAAATATGCATCGATTACTTTCTGTTCAGAATTCCATCCGGTAATGTTTGCGATAATTTCTTCTATCAAGTCTTCACGAGATAGATTCTTGTATGCAGAAATAATACTTCTTACTGAGCTGTCATTTGACCTGAGCAACGACTCTCCTAATTTGTAAAGCTTGTTATACGCCATAGGATTAGTCATTCTCAATATATCAACAAACATATGGGTAAACTCATGTATTGGAGTGTCAAGCTGTAATTGATCCGTGTTTAAGAAAACAACTCCGCCTCTGACATAACCTATTCCAGATGTTGCTGCAGTCATATTGTCAACAAGCTCTATCTGTATATTAGGAAATGATTTTTTAAGCTTTTGAATAATGAAGTTTAGGATATCTTCTGAATAAGCCTTACTCTGAGTTCTCCACATAATACTTTTACGTGTCTTTGTTTTTCTCCTTGTTACGATCTCAAATTCACGAGGAGAAATATAATTCATCTCAGCAAGTTCTCCGGTACTCAAAACAACAACATCTCCGGGAAGAATTACTTCGGGATTGTCTTGCCTGAATTTTGCTTCAGTAATTTCATATCCATTACTCATAAACGGGAACCGGTAATTGCCTTTGACTTTATGAGCGAAATTGGTTTTTATAGTTACGCGATTTTTTTCTGACAACTCTTTATTGGTACGCTCATCAACTTTATAGCCGAAAGGAACATTAAAGATTGTTGTTTTTCCATTATACGTGTTTATGTATGGAGTATAAGGATTTGTTATGATCTTTTTCTCGCTCTCTTTAATGGCATAGGTGTTATTTCCTATTATCTTACTGCGATACTGCCTCTTCCGTGAGCTGGATAATATCGATGGAATCCGAGCATAAATTTCATCTTTAAACTGAGAGTCCTCATAGCCATAAAGACGTTTGGCTTTATTCTCTTTTTTCCATTCTGAATAATCCTTTTCAAGTTGAGTATCGATAACATCAGTAAACGATCCATTCCGCGCATTGAATCCGAATGTGATTGCCTGATATAGCCTGAAAAGTTTTTTATCATGCTCATCAAGAGAATTAAACGACTCTGCATATTCAGAGGCTTTTTCTGCATTGATAGATCCGCTATTGGCAAACTCAACAAAACTTAAGTCATTACGGCCAGTTCTATTATCATAGCGTGTTCTGCTTTCAAGTCTTCCTAAGAAAAAGTTCTTTGGATATTTATCCTGCATAAATAAAGCATAATGATTAAAGTCGCTAAAGAATCTTTCTCGGTCTCCCGGAAGAGCAAAATCATATTCTCTGTCCTCTTCTTCTGCAAAAGCACTCTCTCTGCGAGTTTTTCCATCAACATCACGATAATACCTTTCTCCGAACCTCATCTTGACTTTTCCTCGAGAAGATAAGAAGTCAGCAAGATTCATTTTTTCAATTTCTCCAAGAATCAGATCGAAATCATTTTCATTTCTTATTGTTCCAGTACTCGTTTCTTTTCCCATTATCTCTGCCGCATTAAATAGCTGGTCATAAACAGTAGAAGAGCTTCTTATTGCAGTTACAGCACTTTTTGTTAACGCGATAAAGGAAAGAAGTTGAGGGAAAGCATTAAGTAATTCATTGTAGTTTATATAACTCCTGATGGCCGCCTCATTAGCTTTGTCGATTGCGGAATAAGGAGCGTACTTCTTTTCATTAAAAGCTATCTGATCCTGAATAGAAGGATGAACGCCGGCAATGACATTGTCAATGCTTGTCCCAAATATCTGTTCTATACTCGCAAGCTTCTGATAAAGGAAATAAGGTTTAGCTTTATATCCTCCCTGAATATTTGTAAGCTCTGAAATTCTTCTCAACGCTTCCCCTTTATTAGCATAAGACAATAGTGTCTCATAAGACGATATCTCATTTTCTTTAGAGGCAATAAGGTCCTTGTTTTCTTCTTCATTTTTCATCAATAAGGTAAGCTCCCTTTTAGCTGATCCTATTTTGTCATGGATTAATCCGGCAAGAGTTACTTTTCCAAATGAAGAGATTGAATTTTTCTGATAAAGCTTATTTGCTAATGTGTTTACGAAAGAATCTTTTAAGGTCTTGAAAATTTCAGCTTCAGAAACTCCAGAGACAATCATCCCTGCTACAAGAGGACTTGTCTCTTTTGAAATGTTTAGTTTTCCGAGAAGGCCTTCAAGTTTAAGGTTGTCTGTTGAACCGGTTATTAAGTTTGATAAAAGGTCGAGTGTTCTTAACGATGTTTCTCTTTCATCTTCTTGATCAAACAAAGGCATTGCAAAAACAATCGAATTTCTTTGACTTAATCCATTTTTCTTATTTGTCCCTAAAAGGAAAAGCCTTGATATTACATTCTGAAGAGTAACAAAATGGCCAACGGTTTCTTTTCCATCATTAGAACTCTTTTTTCTTTTAAGCGTATTGTTTAATGTAGAGTTTACATATCCCGAATCACTACTTTCATCAGCATGTTTAATCAAAGAACTAGGATCAATTTTCTGGAGAATGTAATCGGCATTATTGATATTAGAATAATAACTAACAATTCCATCGAATACAGATGTCTGCATTTTGTAAACAGCACTCTGTTTTTCTTTTTCGTCCAATGCTATTGGTCTTGTGTAGGTATGAAGCTCATCGATGTCATAATCCGAGTCGTCAAGGATATTCTTCTCTGGAGAAAGGAAAATAGTGTTTTCGTAATCCCATGAGAACTCGATAATACGTGAATAACCTCCGAGTGCGGCATTTGAAGTAGGAATACGAACATGGTAAATATCCATGCTTCGATTTAACCAGTAATAGTAATAAGCAAGCGAATTGAGGAATTTATCCTTGTCCTGTATTAAGGATTCAGTTTTGTTAGTCTCAAGCAAATGATTGTAAACATCCTTGTAAAGAGCTTTAGCGATATCCTCTTCAGTCTTGACATTCTTAAACATGTCAGCAAATGTTTCGCGAAGGATTTTGTAAGGCTTATGATTTGCAGTCTGTTTGGTTTTCATGTTTTTACCCATAACAGTCATTAAATCATTCATGGTTGTCCATTTGCTTATTCCGAACTTGTTCTTGTAGACAAAAGGCATAATAACTTCTCCCGGGACAAACACGACACTTGATTTGTCTTCTTCAAGAGCTTTATCTAAAGATTCTCTGTCGGTGAAGTAAGTCACTTTTCCTTTATCATTTTTCTTCCCATAGCTTATAGGACGAAGCATCCTCGATCCTTCTTCATTCTCTCCATAAGCAAGAACACGAGCGTTTCCGTCTTTATCCTCAACTACTCTTTCTATTGCCGGCATCTGAACAGTATTAATACCTGGCATCGATGGACGAAGACTTTCGTTTATCTGCTTGATAACAGTATCAAAGACTTTTTTACTCCATGTGTCGGTATCAATAGAATCATCAAAAATAATTCTCATTAATTTTTGAGAGTTACCGTCATTACCAAAATACTTGTAAGCATTCCTCCTTATCCAGAAACGAGCTTTGTCCGGATTATTACTCATTATCTCAAACAGCTCTATACGGTCATTTATGGCTTCTGCAAATGCACTGTTGATTTTGTCGGTTATAGGCTTGTTGTGAGCTCCAACGCCTATGATATACAGCAACTGAGTAGATATAGTTCTTTTGGTGTCAAAGGTATTTGCGGCAACAACTGTCTGCAGTCGTAAATAATCATTATCAATTTTAATTATGTTTTCGTCTGCATTAATCTTTGAATCGACTCTTAATCCATTCTCAAGGTTTCCACTTAATTGTTGCGTTTTTCTGCTTCCAAATTTAACGGTAGAGGAGAACATCATTCCGTCAACAATAGGAATCCCATTTTCGTCAGCATAATTATTCATCTGTTTAACAAGCTCATCGAATCCTTTTCCGTTATTTTTTGCTACGGTTTCAATTTCTAATGAGAATTTGTTCCATATAGACTGAACTCCATTATAAGGCTTTTTGCTAAGCATCATTTTAAGTACAGACATATAGAAAGGATCTTTCAGCTTAGAACCATTTATAGGCATCTCAGAGAACTTTAAATAGGTCCAGGTGTTCTTCCCTGCATCGAATTTAAAATATCCGTTTTTCTGAGCTCCATAAGAAACATTACCAAGTTCTGCTCCGGCAGCTAATCTTCTTTTTGCATGAGTAAGAGGATTCAAAAGCGAAACCCCGTCAGTTGCCTCCTCAGTCTTTTCGCTAAACAGTTTATTCTTCATTTTAGGGTCAGCTACCTCTATGTAATTTGAGGTTGGCCCTATAATGGAAGTAGCAAATCCGGAACCCGGAGAAGTTATCCCTGCTCCACGCTTAAAGAAATCTGGTACATTTTTGTAAAACTCTTCTGTACCTCTTACAAGCTGGTTAAAAGAGCTGTTGAATATATGGTGTGAATAAAAAATACCTTTTAGGATTTCCTCGTTGGCTGTGCGACTGGCAGTTTTACTAGCTTCCAATATCTCATCAACTTTAAAGACCTGACTTTTTAATGCCCTCCACTTATCCCATTGTTCCTGATCATTTACACTTTTTGATAATGACTTATCATAGACTTTAAGCATATCGACTTTAGCCATTAAATCATTTATGATTTCAATGTTTTTACCATAAGTAAGCTCTTCTCCATTTCGGATATTTGTGTAGGTCGATTTTAAGGACAACAAAGCTTCGGTAAGCACTTGCTTCGCTTCACTCGTTAAAGTCGTTCTATCATCGTTTAAATAAGAATTAAGACCATTGAAGAGGTCTTCTATCCTTGTTGCTAAATCTGCTCTTTTCTTTGTCGAGAGATCAAATTTCTTGCTCATCTCATCTTCGGTATTCGAAATTATCCCTGATGATTTTGCAAATAGCATTAATTCAGATAGATCATCTTTAAAGGTTTTCTCTATCCATGCCATTTGGTAATCCTCGATTTTAGTTCCGGAGACTTCAACCACTCCCTCAAGCTCTTTCTTAAGCTCTTCTATACTGTTCCACTTAGAAGAGGTCATTTTGTTATAAGGATTGGTTTTCTGAGTATATCCATTCCCTATCACATAATTACCACCAACGGCCATGTATTCAAGATTTTTCTCTAAGCTCTTCTCGATAAGCTTTGCCTCTTTCGAGTTGATCTTGATTACAGCAGTCTCGTTTCCGGCTATCGCATTCCATTTTTTAGCAGTAATAAGTCTTTGATTCTCTGCATATGCAATAAGCTGAGCCACGATACCTGTTAAATGCTTTTTGTTAATTGTTACACTTGAAATTGTTTTTTGCTTGCCTACGGTTTTTACGTTTGCTGTCATAAACTGAGCCCCTTTTCCGGTCCCGGTATGCCATTCAGTGAAAAGTAATTGAGAACGGTCTCCGAGGATCTCCAACATAACAGGAGCTCGGAACATTCCTCTTGATATGAGATTTCTCTTAGTCATGATGAATAATTCATACATGATATCGTTCGTGGTCATTTCCTTTCCTTTTGAGCTTTTGTACTTATCAGATATTCCGATAAACTCTTTTAGTGAAGAAAAGTTTATATCCCCATTCAGAATTGCATTCGTAAATCCAATATCGTTTTTAAGAGGATTGTCTTGCCCCATTAACTCAATGTCACTTTTGACCTGATTAGCAAAACGGATAGAAGTGTCTTCATTAAAGGTCATCATCGGAAACGAATCCGAGAGAGTATCGCTTTGGACATATGTTGATCTTGTTGTGCCATCAACATTGCGAATAGTTTTGATTCCCTCGTTCATGCTTTCATATGCCTGATTGTAGGCAACTGAATCATGAATGAAATCCCATTGGTCAGCCGGAGAATAATAAGAGTCTTCGATTTCCTTATTGTCCTCGTTATCTCCTAATGTAGCAGTATAAGATGATTTAGAATAAAAAGACTCTTGTAGTTTTTTCTGAGCAATAAACATTTTATCTGCTGACATATCCAAATTCATACCAGCAGGAAGAGTCTCTCTTGCACTCATTTCTGTCGAAGAGAGATAAAGACTATTCATCATGTAGTATAACTGCTCAGCTACATTGAATTGAACGTTGTTAGCCACATTATTTTTTAGGATGTTATTAATTACCGGTCTGCTTATTTTTCTCCCAAAAATGAATCTGAAAACGTCTTCAAGTTCTTTGGCCGTAATCTCATCAGCAAAAGCAAAAGTGTTCCCGTTTTTGTTTACGATCTTTAAATCTTGATCGTTTACGAACATGCGGAATCCGGTTCCTCCAATAGAAATATATTTATTGTCTCCGATGAATGCATTCTTCGTATAAAGATTAACACTTAAATCCTGAGAGAAATGAGTCTTGTTTATTCCTTCTCTTGTATCGGAATGAATGTATGCGAAATTCTGATTGGTATAGGTCTTGTAGTTGAACTCTCCCTTTCCTTTTTCATGCGACATTAAATGCTTATCAGTATAAGAGAAATAAAAAGTCCTCATTGCGGCCATTACAGCCATATATCCTTCTCTTTTTTTAGCGAGAGTAGCCAAAATAGCTTTCTTTTCTGTTTCGTCGTATCCTGCTTCAGCAATTTGATTCCAGTTGCCTTTATTAGCGAGATACATGTATCCGGCATCCTCAATTTCGAACAAAGGCAAAACAGAGTGTTCATATAAAGAGAATTTACCTCCATTTGTTTTAGGAGCTAACTGAGCGTTATTTGTGACATCACCAAAGTGAACGAGGAAGGTGTAGATTAAGTCGGCATATTCTCCAGATGTTGCATTCTCGAGCATGCTTTCCATTTCTGAAACAAGAGACTCAAAAGATTTATATCCCTTCGCTTTAGCCGCGGCAGCTGCTCTAAACAATATTCTATCCAGCTTTTCTATTTCAATAAATCGTTGAGATGGATGAGGTACTCTATAAGCTTTTGTCTTTGCGTAATTATAAACATGAAGATTCCCGAGCAGTGCTTTAAGAACCTGTTTTCTCGTATTGTCAGGAAAGCGATCCTCGTTATCTGAATGTAATGCTCCGGTATTTATTTCTGACAACTCATACTCATCACTAAGTTCTGCGATATTTGCGGCAGGATATCGTGACTGAATCATTACTCTGTAAATAAACGGATCTTTCATTTTATTTAACGCGTAATACTGAATAGCCTGATATGCTTGAAAATATTCATCCGAGCTTCGATCATAGTTCTGGTAAATATCTACCATAGCTAAATATTCTTCTGGAGTAATTTCTGATACAGACTTTTTCTCTCCCGTTATGATATCTCCATTGGCAGATAATTTAAGCATGGTAAACTGTCTATCTGCAATACGATAATCATTAATAACTTCTCTGAATTGAGGGCCATCAACACTGACCAACATTTTGTGGAAATTCAAAATAGCCTGAGACATTGTTACAGCAGTATCCGGAATAGGAGATTCCATAACCGCGTCAATGGTCTTTCCGTACATAGACATCCCAAGTATTGAACTCATCATTAAAGTGTCTCTGACACGCTCCATTTCAGTCAGAGAGCCAAAAGCTTTAGATACTTTCATGACTGCCTCAAAAGTATTGTATTCGTTCTCTACAGCTCTGTATTTTGCTCCATCAATATTAGCCTCGCTATTGTACTTGACAGTACTCGAAAATACTCCTTGATTTGCTGCTGCAAATAAATAATTAATTGAAGCTGCTCTCGGTGCTATTTTAAATATAACCGATTTTACAAACTGAATAAATTTACCGATTAACGTTGTTGCCGGTCTTGTGATCTGGAATGTATCAGCCAAATATTCATGAGCCTCGTTATCGGAAATAGAAACAACAGCCTTACCTGTTTTTCTGGCTTTCTCCTCTTTAGCTTTCTGGATTAAATTCTGAGCTGCTTTTGGAGAGAGAATGTAGTCAATAATAAAGTGCATTGACTCATGCTTTACTGTTTCAAGGCTTACACGTCCTTCGTTTCCGAAATGCAAAAATCCATCTTCTACATATGCATAATTCTGGACTCCATTGGCTGTGAAATAACCATGGCTAAAAAAGACATTTGAATGAGCTGCCTCTCCAATGAGTCGAGCAACTTCTTCTATAACCTCTTCTTTGTTCATGTTAGATTCAGGTGAATTCAAAGAAAATGCTCTCATTCGTCTATTATTTCTACCTCTTGAGTTGCTTGACTGATCAGAAAGGGTTATGTCAGCAGACGAAGCTTCCTTAACTGCTCCATCTTCAATTTTAGAGAAATAATTTCTGCGTTGGAAAATAGTATCGGTATCGGTAAGAACGTTGTCAACGATAAGAACTTTTTTACCTGACTCAGCAAACTTATAAATAGGATAATATAAATCGTACTGCTCTCCTTCCGCCAATGAGATCATATATCCTAAAGCAGAACTTAATGACCTTAATTTTAACCCGAAATCAGAGTGGGTATAACGAAGCCTGTCTTCAGCGTTGAAATAAACTCCATTAGTCGATCCGGTTCTGTCTTTAAAGAATCGTCTGTTGTGATTGATAAAAGCAATTGCATCAAGACTATCAAGCATAGTATAAAGAATCGTTCTCGCTTCTTTGGCGGCATCATTATTATTCTCTTCAATAGCCTTGTTAAGAGCATCGATTTGAACTTTCCATTCTGCATTTTGAGCAAGCCCCTCAATCTCCTCATTTAAACTTGATTTATATAAAGAAACGTTTTCTTTTGTTACCTTTTTTGCCTGAAGAGGAATGAACCCAACTATTTTCCCGTCTTTCATTACTCTAACTTGGATAGTTGCTCTCTTTGTATCAGGATCAATATGAGTAATCATTTGGTTTAACTCTATCGTATATCCAGATAATGTAGCGTTTGCTATAAAATCAGAGAATTCATATCCTCCGGCTTTCGTTACACGTTTAAACGGAAGTGAGTTTTGTGTAGTAAGTCGAACTAATCCGATAGAGGTCTTTCCTGAATCTTTTGCGTTCTTCAAAACATTCATTCGGTAAACATTCATCTCTAACTGATCTGGATGAGCATCCTCTTGCATTACGCCTTTATAATGATCACTTAATGCTTTTGACAATTCTTGGTCAGTTATTTTTCCTGACATGTATTTCTCGTAGACTTCGGGTAACACGTCCTGAATTGCAATGCTCTCAAAAGTATCGCCTTTCATTATCGCCGGATCTTTAACCTGGTCCAATGTCAACAAAACTTCCGGGGCACTGTCAAAGGATAAAATATGCAAGCCGGCATCCTTAAACTTTTGAACAGTATTGATTCCCATAGAGGCCAACTCTGCATCTTTTATGATCTGGAGAATATCGGTGTCTTGGATTACATTTAAAAGTACATCACTGTAAGTTTCAGTGGTAGCCATTACCTTTCCATCTTTTCCTATTTGCATAACTTCTACAGAAGAATGAAACTCCTTCATAAATGTCATAGAGCCTTTTTTCTCAAAAGCTATTTTTGCTATTGCATCTTTGAGCCTCATCCACTTGTTATTTTTCCAGTCCCAGAAATTCTCACCGACAGAAGGCAAAAGAGTTACTGCTCCGGGGTGAACAAAGGCCATGTTTGAATAAACGTTTCCGTTTCTCCATTCAGAAATAGTTTCTCCTTTTTGAGATCTAGTAAGTTTTAGTTTTATCAAAGAGGATTTGAGATCATTAGCATCAACCTCTTTAATCTCGTTTGTAACGGCACTTCTTACCATTGCAGTATAGACAACCTCTCCACCCCTGATCGTCGCTGTATAGGCCTCTACAACGCCCCTGTCGCCATTGTAAAGAATATTTATTCCTGTCTCCGGCATTCCTTCCGGTGCAGAGATTAATCTGGGTTCACTATACAGTTCTTCTATCGAAGCAATAGGATTTACATCTTGACCATTCAGAATATCGTTTTTGGCATTTTCGATTCCTTTTGCAATTTCTACCGGATTAAAGAACTCCGATTTAATACCGGCATTCAAAACACCAGATCCTCCGGGAACAGCTCTATGAAGAATTATACCATTCACTTTCATTCCTTCGTTCTCAATCATCAACGCATATGCTCCATAACGGTTTGCTGTAATGCCCTGCTTATCAAAAAATCCAACTTTCATGTCACTCTTTAATGAAAGCCCATGAATATTCACTATCGGAACGGTACGAGTTACACCTCCTTTGTTTTCTTCATAGTACCCGACAATTTCAATCCCTAATACACGACCCCCATAGTCTCCTAATGTAAAGGCCATGTTTGGAATAATCCCTGGTGCTGAATTACGAATGAAATCAGCTTTCAATTTGGCGTCTCTCAAAACGGTTGCTTTGTATGCGGTAACCTCTTCTGCTGTGAATTTAGCAAGCTTAGGATAAGATGATTTCAGTTCTTCAAAAGCTTCATTAAACTCGTTCTCCATTTTAGCATATAGCACTCCTTCTTCCGTCTCTAAAGCAAATCGAATAGCTTTTGATTGTAACTTATAAAGAGCTCTGGTTAAAGGAACTTTTGATTCTGCATTATACTTGTCTGATACATGAGTTACTGTATTCTCGTAATCTTTTTCTTTTTTGTGTTTTACTACATCAAAAGCATTAAAGGAAACTGATCCTTCATAAAGAGGAGTATTCCTCTCTAACAAGAAAACTTTATTGCCGGAATTATCATCAGAATCCTTTTCTTTTTTAACAGAAGGCTCTGTCTTTTTTTCAGCAGGAGTCTGTTCAACTTTTGTTTTGCCTAAAATGACCTCGAGTTCTTCAACTCTCTCTGCTCTGTAAATTTCATTCTGACGTTCGCGTTCTTCTCTCAATTTTGATTCATCGAGATTTTCATTGTATCCAGAAATATCTTCGTTCTCTTCTACAGGTTCTGTATTGACGTCTCCTTCTCTGATTGCGATTTCAACGTATTCTTTTCCTCTACTTGCAGCAGTCAAAAGCTTTCCGAACAAAGCATAAACAAATGGTGCACTATTCATGAACGGGTCTTCGTAATTAGGAGTTATTGCCACGTAAACTTGATTTGCTCCTATTCCAGATACATTCCAATTCAAGTATTCTCCATTCTTAGCAATCTCAGTGCTGTTGTATTCTAACACAAAAATATTTGAAGCCCTGTTTTTAAACCTCTCATCTTCCAATAGCAATTCCTTATCCTTGTAAGTGTCAACAACCAGAATAATTTCAGATGATTTCGGCGCCCTGTTTTCTGCTTTCTCAAACCGGTCTATAGCATCGAGAAAGTTTTGTTTTATCAAATCACGCGTTGCTTTATCGGAGTTTTCCTTAACATATCGTAGCCCAACATTCCTATGGCCTATCCTTTTCCATTTTGCAGTAGGAAGTTCTGCCCATGTAGTTTTGCCAAAAGACATTTTTCTGAAAAACTGCTGTAATGCAATTATCGATACCACGCCGGATCTATGGACTTCTGTAAGAGGCTTAGTTTCCTCTGTATTCAATCCAACAGGAGTTTTGATAGTTGTGGTCGCTCCAAAAGATGGAGTCTGTCCCAGGTCTCCTATTCCAATAATAGGGGCAAGTCCTTTGCTTGTTTCTTTTGTTGATTTGTTTATTTCACGATAAGCATTCAAATCTGTATTGTCAGCAAGCATTCCTGTTTCCTCAACAAAGACAATATCATACTCAGCAAAATTAGGCCTCGTCTTTTTATTGTTGTTGGTGATCTCATGTTGATACATGTACTCAGCTGTAATATTTCCTCTGATAGTTCCAATAGCCTCTTTATGCTTTTCTCTTAGATGAGGCGTTGGTGTTATGATAAGTATCTTAATAGGCTTCCCCGATAAGGAAGAATAAACTTCTGTCACCAAATTAACCATAAGTTCTGTTTTTCCTGCGCCGGCATACCCAAGAGCACTTAAGAAGCCCGGAAGAACCTGATTGCTTTTTACCTTCATGGAGTTCTTCTTCTCAGGTTCGATCTGAGCAAATGATTCTCCTCCACTCTGGATAAACGGAATGACATGCAACAACATCATGAGCTGCTCATAAGTCTCGACATTGGATATTTTATCCTGAGATTCTAATCGAGTTTTATAAGCTTCAAGTATTTTTTTATCAGAAGAAAGACCTGCTTGTCTCTCTATACCGTAAAAGAAGTTAACGGTTTCCCTGATAAAAAAATCATAATTTATATCGTTTTTCGGCCTTGAATTACTTTCATAAATAGATTTCCCTGTTATGTAGGTTTTCGGAGAGAAATAACTTTCATAATTAGCTGAATCCATTCCATAAACATCAACTCCTCTATAAGTGTCAAGATGGCCATATGGATAATAAGCCGAAGCAAGTGCCTCTTCTGCATATTTCTTAAGCGCAGCAACTCCCTCTTTGTCTTTTCCAATGACTTCTTTTAAATCTGCCATTTTAGAGAAAGCTCTCATTACATCAAGACGTATTTTGTTCGAAGCTTCCTTATCATCGACATTAGAGTACAACAATGAGATATCCCACAAAGTCATGGTTATATTACTCTTGAAGGACTCTGCATGCCGTTTCTGAATACTTTCGACAATGAGGTCTATTTCATTCAGATGTTGATTGACAAGTTTCTGTAAATCTCCAGTAAACAATCCTTCTTCAAATGCATTTTTAAGCATGTCATATTGAAGAGCGAGATTGCCTGAAAATATTTTCATTCGATAAGCTTCTCTTCCTGCCTGTCCAAGCCTTAAGTCTTGACTCCATGCATTTACAACTTCAAACGCTTTTTCAGTGAACTTCTTGATATCTTCAAAATCTTTTTTGCTTAATCTCAGACTTTGATTATCCTGAAAATTCCCATCGACTTCTCGGTCAAGCAACCTTGACATTTCTTTAGTCTCATCTTTCTTCTCATACTTCTCTTGAATAATCTCGTTATTCATTTTTCCGTAGAAATAAAGACTTGTTAAAGCTCTGTCAATCTTTTCTATTGTTTCTATAACAGCATGTTTGTTGTCAATAACAGCATCCTTGTTATTCATGAGATTCATGAGGTTTTCAAATGCATCAAGAATGTTATTACCATAAGCCTGATTTTTGCCAAAGAGTTTAAACTGTTTTATTTGTTCTGGAGTAAGTTCAGATCTGTTTGCAACACGACCAAAAGCCAAGCCATTTAACAATCCTATTACATTAGCGGAAAAATCCTCAAACATAGCAGGGCCAAGTAACTTAACCCATCTGTTAGGACTTTCGTTTTTGGCATTTCTCTTATTCAGATACTCTCTGAACTTTTCATTTCCAAGAGCTTCTTTAATCGTTTGAGGAACACTTACTCTCTTTTCAGCTTTTGCGTTAAGCTTTTCTGTGGAAAAGGATTCTTGAATCTCACTAAATCCAGTTGTTATATCTGCAAGTTCAGTTGGATTAAACTGAGCCATTAATTCAGGATCTCCCATGACCTCCTGATAGTCCATGCCCATTTCTTGAATTGAAGATGTCAAGATGTTCTGAACTGAGCTGCTTATTGATGAAGCGCTTTCATAGATTTGCTGATCTGAAAAAGCTAATCGTTGTAGAATAGCCCCTGTTCGTTGATTTAAACTTTTCAATCTTTCAGCAACAGCCTTAACTTCTGCGGCACTAATTATCTTTGCAACAGACTCATCCTTAACAGAGCGTATCTTCTTCAGAGTTTCTCTTACACTTGTTTTTCTTGAAGCTTTATTTTCTTCGATCTCATAACTCTCATCCATAAAGTTTCCAATAGAGGCTTGAAAATCTTTTAGTTCGATATCATCAACTGCTTGTGAAATTATGTAATCCTGAAAAGATTTAAGTGTTGCCTCCAGTCCTTGACGGTGTGCTGTTTCCTTGAATTCATCAAATTGTGCAGAAAAAGAACCAAGTATTCTTATCTTAAAGTTTGCTTCAAGATTAAAAGATTTGTCAGCAAGCAACTTCTCCTTGTTTTTCTGAACCCTCTCTTCAAGTTTTCTCGCATAAGTACCATCTCCAAGAAATTTATCATAACTGGATTTGCTGAACATAAAAGAAGCCTTAGCCATTTCATTTGCTTTTTCCTCAAGCATTATCTCGTAAGACTCTACATTGAAAAATCGATCAGCATAGGCCTGAGAGCGTCTCCCTGTGACTTTATTTCCTTTGGTGTCCTCATATACCAAATCGACTCTTTTTGTCGTCAGAGCCTTTATTCCGGCTTTTGTCAGTTCGAGGTCGAGCTTTAATTGATTAAGATCATCAATAGTCGGATCGATTACTTTATTGTTATCTCCCAATGAGGCATAAATATCCTTAAGAGAAGCTCCTTTTTCAAGTTGTTCAATAGCTTTTTCAAGTACTATTTGATTCTGCACCCTCTCAAAGATTTCATACATCATTGATCGATCTCCATTAACAGCTTCTACAACATCAATACTGTTTAATCCTTTATCGCGAATAAACTGAACGGTTAAATCAATATCCTGCATGAATTGCTCTGCATACTCTTTTGCTTGTGTTTTTTCACCAAGTAGACCTTCGTTTGCAATCTGATAAGCCTCCTGCTCGATCTGTACTCTCTTAGAGGGATTATCGATTATTGACATAGCCAAAGCCCACTTGTTCTGATTTTTCTTCTGAATAGAACTCTGACCCATGCCGGCCATCAACCCCCCTGTAAAGAGAGATGATAATCCAGCAATAAACGCTTCATCTACATTTATGCCTTCATCCAATAATGCTTCTCCTGAATTTATCTTGTTTGCAAAATAAACTTCTCTGTCAATAGCTTTTCTTTTTGCTACACTAATAAGTTGAGGTTCTCCAAATTTAGTCGACATAATATAGTTTCCTGCATTTGGGCCCTCTTTTACTGGATCAAATTTAAGCCCTTCATATTTTGCATTAATCTCTTTGGCTGTTCCTCGAGCATAATCATTCATGAAGGGAGCAATCAATTTGTTTTGACCTACTCCTTCGATTAATTCCTCTGTGGCCTCTTCTCCTGCCATTCTGAAAGCATATGCAGCCCTCGCCCCAATAGTAGCTCCTTTGCCGGGAGCTTCTTGATCTGCTATAAAACTCCTGAACTTTTTCCATTTAGAAGCAAGGTTTCCTGCATTACGACCAGCAGAACGCTTAGACAGGTTCTCTGCCATTTCTTTTGTCATTACCCCTCCTGCATTCTCGACCATAGCTGCTCCAACGGCTTTATGCTCCATTCCTCTTATCATATTCTGAGCCTGTCGATATCCGAACTTTTGACTTATGTCAGCATTGAAAACACTCTCTGATGCATAAGTCATAGCTCCAAACAATAACGCGGTTAATCCAGCTTCTTCAGGAGTAAAGCCATCTTCAAGCATCTGGTTACGTACCAATCCATAAACAGAAAGAGATCCCCCCACTTTCGTCAAGGCTACTGCTGTTCGCTGTCCAATTCCACCTGCTAGCATAGGGATTTTACTTGCTTGCATAAGAGCTCCGGTAGCGCCAAGTCCATATGAGGTTGCTATCATTGGAAGAAACTGACCTACTCCATCCCAAAAGTTATAAGCAAAAGAATTTAAATTTGAAAAAACTCCTTCTGACTCTTCTGTTGTAACTCGCGAACGTGCATTTATCCAGTTCTGCATTGACCCAAGCATTCTCCCATAACCGTCTTTTCCGTAATAATCATTCATTCCGCTATAAAGAGTTCCGTCTTTAGAGTCTTCCGCCATACGATAAAGATCATAGCCGATAGAAAGTAGCCCTTGCACTCCTTGCGCTGTCTTGACAACTGCGCCCTGATAAAGTCCACGAGCAGAAGCACTCCAAAATCCAGACTTTAATTTATTAGCTCCTCCGACAATATTATCATGTCTTATGATGTCAGCGGTAACGATCTCGCCATCTTCTGCCTCAAACCATGTATAAGTACCAGTCTTTTCATCATACACTTGCTTTAAAGGATTGTTCTTGTTTTCGTCATATCCTTTTAAATCAAACAGCTTTTTATCTTTCGATACGTAAAACCGATTCTCTTCTGCGTTCTGAGCTGGATTCTGGATTAACTGAGATTTTCCATGAACATCAAAAGATTTTGTGGCGTCCATTGCTGTAACTCCAAACCCTTCAGAGGAAAACCATTTGTACGGTTTAGACGGATCATTCCCATCAAAATCATAGTCGCCTTTAACCTCTCGAGGATCATAGTTGTTAGTCTTATAAGCACCCCATGCCGAAGCAATAGTTTTAAAAGACTTTTCAATAAGAGGACTGTCAGGATCTCCTCCAGACACAATCCATGATTGCTTAAAGGATTCCAAATCATCTTTGAAAACAACTTCATGCCCTGTATTAAGACCAATAAGACGAGCATCCCCTAATGTAAATCCTTTAAGAAGCACTTGGGAAAAATCAGTTATCAATTCTGCTTTTTGGTCTTTATTTTTAGCTAAATTATTATTATCGTCTGCCATTATCTTTATTGTTGAAAATTATTACCTTGTAGTTGAAAAATCAATATCTGAAACTTTTGCTTTTGCTGCCGGTTCCTCAACCTCTCTGTCTCCATATTCTAAAACAAAAGGATTGTCAATTATCATATCGATAAGATAAAACCCATCCTTTTCAGTTTGTAATTGATATGCAAGACGAGGAGATATATCCTCTGCTAAAAAGAAATTGTAAATCGAGTTCTCTGCTTTTAAATAAGGATATTTATCATCGTTAAGAGTTTCTGGGGTTATTAAATTGTCTTTATAATAATCAGCCCACGAGACCTCGTTTCCTTCTTTGTTTACAAAGCCTCCTGCTTTTTCCATCTGTCTCTTTGTTACGAGCATGCGGACTCCCTGAGCACTACCATTAGAGTTTTCTCCTGGCGCTGTTGATCCATCTGGATACTGAATATCGGCCCCTTTAAACGCAATAACATCCTGAAATACAGAATTAACTCGAACAATATGACCTTCAAATGGAACGGGAGTATTAAATTTTCCATTCCTTCCTGCAACAGGACTAATGATTTCAAAATCTCCTTCATAAAATTCTAATCCTTGACCCCCTACCATATCCTTTTGAACGTTTCTCGGAACCTGTACGTATTGAGCATTTTTGCCCATTGTCACTTTTTTATTTGGTAAAACATATGAGGCTATTGACCCGTCTTCCAGAGACTGACCAGGTGAAAGATAATTGTTGATGTCCATTTCTGGATTCATTAATATGATTTCCTGAATAGGAGCTTTAATCCTTTTCGTGATCTTTCCATTTTTATCTTTCTTGACAAGAAACAAATCTGCTGAGTCGTTTATTTTCGTAAATGGATTTTCTCTTGCAAAGATATTGTACCCACGAGAAGCCTGATCTTGTGCTATCTCAATATAATACTCACCTTCGGGATGGCCTTTGGGTTTATAATTGATAGGTGTCCCATTATTTACATCATGTTTGTTGACAAACTCTTTAATTTTTACTAAGTCTTTTTCAATGAATGTTTTTTTGTCAACGACATCTTGAATTCTATTGTGCATGAGAATTTTATCAGATAAAACCTCTCCATTTGCAAGTGTTACTTCATTAATATTAACTTCACTGGTTGGAACTGAAAGAGACTTCCATTCGCCTAAGACTTCGGGATGGTCAGGAATAGCTTCAATAAGTTTTTTCTTAGTTTTCTTTGCCTTCTCATCTTCTGATAACATGTTTATATACCTTGACGAGGCCATGCTTGCGTTTGTAGTCACCCAATTTCTTTTATACATTCCAAGCTTCTGATTCTCCTCATTAAGCTCGTCATTTTCATTCCACGTACCTTTGGCTATTTCATCACGCTTTAAGATTTCTTTGTCAGCTTTGTCTTTTTCCGCAACGAGACTTGCTATTTCAAATTTAGCGATTTCCTTTTCTCTTCCTGACAACGCCTTTAATCCTTCTTTCTTTTTATCAATCTCCAATTCGAAATCGTTACTGGCTTTTAGAATGTCGGTAGTGCCAAGAAATTTATATGAAGACCTCTCCTGATCGTCATAATAATTACGCAAGAAATATCTGCGGGCTTCTGGATCTGCCATTATTAAATCAAGAGATTCTTCATAGACTTTTCTGGTTTGATCCTCATTAAGGACAAATGTGCCTTCATTATCTCCTGCATGAATGGAAGTATTCCCTATCTGAGCTTTTACTTTACTGATGATATTATCATAAGCCTCAGAGGAAACATCTTTGTAACCTTCAAACATTATTGGCTGACCGGTATCTTTGTCGCTCTCAAATCCAATCCTGTTATAAGAACTCATTAACCGATCTTTAGTTATCCGTATTTGTTCTCCATCCGGGCCTTTGAAGGTCATTATCTTCCCGTTCATGTCGTAAGCATAAGTATCCCCAGACATGTTTTTAATATCACTTTGTTCAATCAAAGTGTTTTCTTTAGCAATAATGGCGGCCTTGTAATTAAGGTCAGCTTTCATGTTTGTCAGATAAGCCAACTCTTGATACATGCTCTGTCCATCTACCTGATAAAAAGAAGCTCTATTTCCTCCGTGCTTTCCAGTAAAAAGCATAAGATTCTTCATTGTGACGGCCTGAACAGCCTTATCATATTCAGCTAATTGTTGATAATACTGATACGTCTTAGCATTAGTCCCAGAAACCTTTCTGTCAATAGTGCCTCTTTCTTCAAATAAGTCTTTAAAATCAAGACCTCCTCCGTTACCTCCCGAAGAAGAAGATCCACGACCTCTTCCCATATCAGGAGTTCCTAACGATGGAAATGGCATTGTTGGATTAAAGAGTCCCCCCTCTGTTACACCGCTCATTATACTTATTTTTAAAAATTACGAGAATTCATTAACGCGTCGTATTCCTCTATACTCATATTCGCATATTTCGTTCCTTTTAACTCAGGATAAATATCAGAAGCTACAAATATAACACCCCTTGTTTTTGTCTCAGTATTTGCATTAGAAGTCTTTTCCTTATCTGATTTTTCCTCCTCAAATACTGGCGGCATAAGAGACTTTATGTAGGCATCATTCTTTTTTATCTCGATCTCTGCCATTAAGTCTTTAATCGGAATGGAAGTTAATATGTCAGTTGTCCTCGCGATTCCCTTCTGTATATTTGTATTATAAAGAGAGTCTGTCTGAAATTGAAACTGGTCTCTCTGGAATTTAGCATCCTCATTAGCCTTTTCAACTTCTACATTAAACATCTCTGCTTTAAGCCTCGCTTCTGCATTGAACATCTGGTTTTTCCCTGCTGTTTCAACATCAATAGCTGCTTGTTGCGACTGTAAAGTTTGAAGAGCTGTAATGGTCTGGCCAAGCATTCCCTCATAATCGCTTATCCCCCTCCCTGACTCTCTTAAGGTCTTGAGTCCCGTAGCGTAAGCTTTTTCAATATTCTTCCTTCCTGGAGTTGCAACATCCGGAGACTTGAGATTTATTTGTTCAGGTGATATTTTCTTTAATGGATCATAGCTGGTCTTCGTCCTGTTCTTGTTATCCACATTAGCTATTATCCCGCCAATTTCCCCTACAGCAGAGGCTATCCCTCCAAGTCTGTTGTATTTCTTGTAATCTTCTAATAGTCCCATTTCCAATTATTTTAAACAGTGACATTTGCCCCGGAAATAGAAGGACTAGCGCCTCCTTTAGGCACTGAGCCTGCTATTGCTCCTCCAATACCGGTAAACTTTGAAATAAGACCAAGAGTTTTTTTCAAGCCTCCTTCTTCTTGTCTTTCTGTAAAAGTAGTATCCTTTTCCACGGAAGCGCTTATCCCGCTCTGATATCCAGATTGAGCCATATCTCCAATAAGAGAGGTGTCTGTAGAAGATTCTCTTATTGTGTCCATTGGCAAAGCTGCTCCCCACAATCCAGTGCCTAAACTTATTCCTTGCAATGCAAGGGCGATTATACTTGATATCAACATAACTTTACTATATAAATGAAATTTCAAAATTAGTTATTATTGCTTTGATATAAAAATTTATATCCTGACTAAACGTAATTGTAACTTTTAGCCACTGACCTCTGAAATTGCTGTCTGTTTGATATTCTCCTTCTGCTATATCTGACATCACAAAAGGAACAAGCCATTTGTTTTCTTGATACTCAGCATCGTTCCAGAACTGCTCGCTGTTTTGTGAAAAGTTCCACAACCCACTTTGCGTTTCAGTTTCGTATTCAACGGAGATCAATTCTTTCTGAGGACATTTTATGTCAAGAGCATTGAATATCTTCGTGAACATCGAAGCATTTGTGTTTGGATCGTTTGATACTCCATTTACGATAAAACTTATTTTATTAGAATAAGTCTCCCCGAAAAACATAGTGACATCTTTAACTCCTGACAAGAACAGCTTATGACGTGCCATATAAGTCTTTGGTGGCACTAAAATCATTTTCCGACCATATGGGACATAAAGAGGGGAAGTCTCGTCAGAAGGCCCTATAAACGTGTTTAAGTCCTCATTGTATATCATCACCTCTTTTACTTCTTGTGCTTCTATAGGTGCAGGAGGTTCAGCTCCTCTGGTTGTTGTTGCCGGAGTTCCGGTTCTCATAAAACAAAACAAAACGCATGCATTCTCCTCATCGAATCCAATTGTAATACCGGTTCCTTTAAATGGGAAATTAGTAAAAGCCCTCATCCTATCCATGATCTGCTTAAATGCATTGTCGTTAAAAAACTTCTTCGACAATAGCTCTTGTTGAGGGACTCTATTCCCGTAAGCATTATAATCAAAAGAGACTCTCCATGCCATAGCAGAAATAGAATCAAATCCATAAACATAATTCTTGCTTATGTTTGTTGCCGTCCACTCCTGAATGCCATAATAGCCTACCACGGACTCCGTATCAGATAAATAAATGTCAGTACTGCCAGTTATGATTTCGGCACCAGAAGTCTCTTGTAAGGATCTCTGACCTACCTGATGGCTGAATACTCCCTTTGGTCTTAGAGACAACAATATTCCAAAGCCTTCTTGAAGCCTTAATATCTCTCCATACTTAGTCTGAAACTTTTGAGCATTGGCAATAGTGATTTCTCTGTAGTTGTTCTTGTAACTATCAGGAGTAGATTTACTCGAGAAAATTATCTTGGTGGGATAGTTCTCTACATCATCCGGAATATCCTTTTCGTATCCGGGATAAACAACACTCGGATAATACTTGTCATAACCATGGTTAACCGCATATGATTCTGTCATAGATGATATGTAGTCACTCTTTCTTATCCATTCAAGAATATCTCCAAAAAGATTTTTGTTTGCCGGATAAAAAGAATAGAGAAATTCACTGTCCTCATCTTTTGCCTGAAGGAATGAACGCATCGCAAGATTTACGCGAGAACTTGAAATAAACCCTAACATTAATCCAAACTGATAAAAATGCGGATATCCGGGCCATGGAGATCCTCCAGTATTATCAATACGATTTTCATCTGTGTTCATATCTGATCCAAAAAATCTAATCAATCGAGTAAACGCTCTCATTTTAAAGTTGTCCCCTTTTGAAATATAAACGACATTGTATTTTGGGTTACTCATTTGAGCTATCGATAGAAGTTTGCTTACTTGATGGTAGTTTGTGTATGAGACAGAAAAAGTATTTATTTTTTGATCAAGGAACGCAACATTATTTTCTTGAAGGTAAAGAGATGCCATTTTGTATTTGGCATAATCCACGAAATGATTATTCTCCTCTTCAGTATCAAACGTAATCCCGATATATTTAGGAGTTACAAATCCTCTATTATATGCAGGGTATTTATCTGCTGACTGATCAGAAATAAATCCAGGAGAAGTTGAACTTGTTCCGTCATTCATGAAAGAGGTAAACCCTCCTTCTCCTTTGTGTTGACCTTTTTCAATTGAGAACGCTGTAATTGTTTGAATTCTCTGAATCGTTGGAGTCAATAGAAGACTGGTCTCCTCGATATCATGTAAATAATGTGGTAAAGTATAATAAACATTTGCCCCATTTATCACATCGTAATCTTTTTCTTTTTTATTATAATCTCCTATAGGATATAAAGAGAATGTTTGTAGCACATATCTTTTGCCGCTTACAACACGAGACTTATTCGAAAGCATGTTTTCCATGCTTATAAATGCGAGTTTTTTTGAGTCTTTTATTGGCTCTCCATTATAATAATAGACAAAATGACCTTCTTGATCATAAATCCCAACAGGAACAGAACGATGTTTAAAATCACTTCCGGAATAAATTTGTTGAAAGATTGGAGGAAACGGAAACGGAAATGAATAAGCCCCTGATTGATCGCTTTCGCTTCCAAAATAAAATGGATCAATACTAGCCTCGGTAAACGGATCTAAATCAAAAGCATGTAAAGCGTTTACGCCACAAACAGTTGGCATAAGAACTCCGTTATAAACAAGATTGTCAATCTTCTCTCCCTGCATTACATATACACCGGCAACATTACTATACAAGTCAGGTCTTGAATTTATATAGTCCACCATATCCTCAAAAAGAAATGCTATCTTTACTCCTTTATCATACCCTACAAACGGAAACCGGACAAGTCCTTTTACTGGAAAATCTAATCCATAAGTTTTCTTTTGTCCACTTATGAAGTCAAAATTCCTTATCGGAAATCCTTCTGTCAATGTCCCATCAGTTAAAAGAAATTGTATTGCAAATGGATATATCTCTCCCTCGAAATAAGAAATATTGTTTGAGACTATATAAGGGTCTTGATATCCATACAGCCTCGTTTCACCAGCTTCTATCTGACTATAGGTATAATCGGCCAATGGGAAAGAATAAGTCTGTACATCGACTATAAGAGCTAAAAACGCAAGCAATTCTTTATTGTATCCTGGTCTCTTTAGATTTGACTTGAAAATTCTCCCTGCAAAGAACACGTGGTCTTTTGAGACTCGCTCTTTTGCATACTTCATGAACAGATCCTCTACCGTCAGAATGGTTTCAGTTTCGGCGCCATCAATAACAAGACTTCCGTTTAACTCAGCAATAGAATATCTCTTCGCTATTTCGTATGCTTCAGTAATAATATTGTCGTCATTACCTGAGAAATTACGGATAATGCCTACCTCGAGATATGTAAAGGCTGTATCTACATTTGTAATATCGATAACGATTTTCTTATTTACATATAGCTGATTATCGTCGACGTCTTTATTCTCTGATCCTTTCGTGGATATCAGATTTGATCCATCTGCTACCTGGACCGGATAAAGAACGGAAACATATTCGGTAACATCAAAATTAAGAGTTGCGTATCTGAAGTAGATCTCATACATCCCCGGCTTTAACTTGCCCCCTACAGCCACCTCAGAAAGTGTAGCAATGGGCGGTTTAAGTGTCGAGGGTATATGATTGAGGATATTGTCAAAGTTGTCTGTAAAGTACTCTATTTCATTCCTAGTGCCATCTACTCTGAAACCTGAGTTTATAACCTTGTCGATATGCACTCCATCGCAGAGATAGATATTTGTGCTTTCGTCATAAGAATCATCGACAAGGATTTTTACATTTGACTCTCCGGTATAACCAAATTTATTTGAGATAAAATTGCCTCCATTAAAATTCTGAAGATGATTATATTCATTAACCAAATGACCACCTGAAGGAGACGGATAACTTCCTAATGCAGTTTCCCCTGTCTCATCATTTACCGAAACGATGTAAAGAATCCCCCGATTCTCTGCTGCCGCAATAACGATAAAGCCTTCAGTAACCTCAAAGTGAATGTCATTTCCTTTTAGTCCTGTTACGACAAAGCCCTTTCCGTCTCTGTTCATTATCTGAATGTTTCGACTTGGATAGACCCAGCTGTCGGCTGTTATATAGGAGTTGTCAAGATCGGAAACAATTCCTTTCATAAAGACATTTATCTGTTCCATTTTATCTTACATTTATATCAAACATACTTGACCGGAGAATATTTGGAGATTCTGCATTTCTTCTCTCAGACAAAGTTCTCCTTAATGCCAATCCCGGATCATTAGACTCATCTATCCTATTTGCTATAGCCTGCATTCTCTTTTCTTCTTCGCTAAAAAAGCTTTGCATTATAGAGTCTCTTTCATATTCTGTACCTTCTAATTTTGCATAGTCAGCATCAATTGAAAGGCCTTCCACAAGGTCTTTCTGAACCTTGTCAAGAGCAACTGAATACATTGCGCTCTTCATATCCTTACCGTATGGATTAATCCCATTCCATGGTCTATGAGGACGCCCGTAAATATCAACATCGGCCATTCCTTTAATAAAAGAATCTGCAACAAGGCTTGCTCCACACGACCCTAAATAAAGACAATCGATATTTTCATCCGATAAAGATTCCGCTATTTTTTCATTTGGAATTCCACTGATTGTAGAGCCTCTGTGGAAAAGCAATGCAACATCACCATCGATCCCTGACGTTAAAGAGTCAAATGCTGCCGGATCTTTACTTTTTATCAAATGCGTTTCGATTTCAGAATACGGGAGATTCTTATTGCTCCTAAGTTTTTCCGCTTCAATTGCAAATGCTCCACCCGGATTAGACTCATTTAAGGCTTCATGCTTTTTCTTCATAATGCCTGAATGAATAGAGTCTAATTTATAGTAATCATCGGAGGATACATTTTCAAATGTTTTGTAAATAGAATCATATACGCGATTAGACTCTACAGTTGGGATATGAAGAGGTGCATGCTCGTAAAAAACACTAAGCTTTTTCTTTTTATCTCCGGTCATGGCCTTAATCGTTTACATTCATTCCTTTCAAGTGCGTATGGCTTAATGGCATAAATCCTATTCTGGGTATCTGATTACCTAAAATAATATTCATCTGCTGGAACCGTTGAGAATCCCAACTTCTAAAGCCTCCTTTTGCTGACTGACACATCCCATCAAATCTCTCGAGCCAATTATTGTAAAGATTCATATCGATAGCCCGATTTAGTGCATCTTCCTGAAAAGCCTGTATCTTACAGTAAGCCTCACATGCCGGTTGATGATCTTTATGAATCATCGGAATTCCTCTTTCGTCAATCGGTGTACCTACATAATTAATGAAAAACTGATCGCCAACTTTACTATTCTTTATAATGAGGTATCGTCCGTTTCGGTAATGAGTCAAGGCTTGATTTTTGCTGTTGTAAACATCAACAAGCTTATACATATTAGTAGGCATGAGGGTTCGATTATTTGACTGAACCGTTAACGGAATTTGCTCATACCTTAGCATATCATCTGGATTAGCAACATAAAGAGTTTCTACCTCTTGGCACCAGTTCATGACATCCTCTTCATCAAAAGCTTTACTTTTAAAAATAGTGAGTAACTGATTGTATATTACTTCGTGTGTGATAAAGTCCATGGCTTTAATTTTTCGTAGATTAAATTATTCTGCGCGGCATATTCGTGTATCGTTTTAACACCCCTCTCTCTTGCCTTCACATTCAAAAGCATAAACATTCCGGCGCGGTATCCTCTTTTGATAAGATGGCTTATGTAATAGCTCCTGAACACAATTTCGATTGCTAACAACTGACCTTTTACATTTATGATATATTTGGTGTTGTTCTTAGCTCTCAGGCTTACATCAGCAATTTTTATTCTCATTATTCCACCAGGTAAAACAACTTCATGCCCTTCAAGTATCTTTTCGTAGAGAAGTTCTAACGCTACTTCGATAGCTCCATTTACTGCTGTTCGTGATCTTTTGACTCTCTTTTCCCTCTGGTATTTATATCGGTCAGAAAACTTTTCAAAGATATTAAATACATTCTGCTTTGTGCATTTTTTTTCAGGTAAATTAAAAGACTCTTCTAAGTCAACGAGATAACGGTACTTGACCATTTCTCTTCTCGCTATTGTTTCCGTCTTAACCATTCTGGTAATAAATGTTGGTTTGCATAATCAGCTTTGTCTGGCCCGGCTTTTGGAGAAATGTCAATCCCCAATGTTTCTTTTGTGGCTTTCACATAATCGCCATCTGTAGCCACCGAGTCTTTTTGGGTGTCTCTCTCCCATTTTTGCTTATAGCTTTCCCCTGTTACTCCGGTATTCGTTTTAGAATCGATCTCAATTATGTAATCTTCTGGAATCTCATAAAAAACGCCATCTATTCTTACCCTGTATATGTACCCGAAATATTTAGAAGGATCAGAATAAAGAGGACTCAAATTATACATCACTTCACTCCATGCCGGAACTAATGCCCCTATTTCGTCTTTATAAGCATTCTCTTCCGATTTTCCTTTTGCCGATACTCTGAACACTGCATTGGGTACATCGTTCATCTGAGTGGCTGTATTTAAGTTCTCGAGTGAAAAAGGAGAGACTTCTAATCGTTCAAGGTCAAATCCTGCCGATCCAACAACGTTTGACCCATTGTAATATCCTCCGATAATACTTCTTTTCCCTGTATTGTATTGAAGAGTAGAAATGTCTCCATAAGGAAAATACCATCCCGGATAAATGTAATAGGAACGCACATTGCCATTAACGATAAATCCTATACGTTGGCCTTCTTTCCAAAATACAAAATCAGTTATTTCATTATCGAAAAAATTAACCAGCTCATACACATAATAAAGCTCAACGTCACCACTCCATCCATATGTAACAGTAGACCTCCAAAAAACTAAAACTCTTTTCAGTAACGTATCAACGATAATCCGAAAACCACTGTCAGCACTTGTGTAGCCGTCTGCTTCTGTATTAAAAGTCTGGTTATCGAGCAAATGAACATATCTTGCCATTTCGGGAAAAAGCCTCAGTCTCATAGCCACGATATAATCATTCAGTTCAAGAGCCGGCACATCTCCATAATCAAGATAAGCATTTTTCTTTAATCTTATCGTTTCGACAATTTCAGGATTTTTTGCAATTACAGACCTGTATTTATCATATAAAGGAATCTCTTCGTTTTGATAAAACGTTCTGTCCCCGTTGGTGTAATTGCTATTTAATCTGATAAGCATTATCTAGCCTCCTCTCTTTGCCTTGGTTGAATTATTTGTCTCTGTCCATCATTAACAATATCATAAGGGACATTTTTTGTTTGGAGTAACTGCTGCAGTGCCAATAATTCCATCTTGTAATCACTTGGTGTAGGAAATGGCATCTCAGGGTCATAGGAGCTCGCTAAACGAGGATCGTTCCATAAGCCAATAGCACTTACAATACTCATCCCTTGAACCTCTGTACTCAAAAAATAAGCCTTGTTTCCGATAACAGAATATGAAACATTCGAAAGCTTGAATACAATCCCTAATTGATTTATTAATCTCTGAAATCTTTTACGAGAAAAGTTACTGCTAAAATCACTCGTCCCGAAGTAAATCAAGTTCCGATCTCCAATACCGGTTATGAGGTAAGGAATCGAAGCATATTTTAAATGTTGATTGTTTTTTACAGTTACTCCCTCTATTTCGATATCATTAGATATCTCGAGTATTGGAACATTCTCATGGCTTAGATAAAGAGACTCATCCAGAGTTCTGTTACGGAAGGCCTCGCGAATAAGAGTGCTGTTTACAGATACCAGAATGTCCGCTACGAGATCTTCTGGATATTCATTATCATCTGTTATATTGAATCCAGAAGCCTGTTCAATAACAGAAAAAGTCATTTCAGATAAAGTCTTTGCCATTGTTGTAAAATTAAAAAGGGCAATAGGGCTTTAAAATAACCCTAGTGCCCTTTGGTTTAAAAACTAATTAAAAGCGATCTTAGGCGACCCACCAATCGAGCAGTTGTTTAAACTGAACTGTAGTTTCTGATCCTGAAGCATCTGCCCATTTAAAGCTGGCCAAATTGTAAGATCCCGCAGGCACGTAAACTTCCTCGATGATTTCCTGAGTATCGTTATGAGAAGCTCCATGGAAACTGTTTCCAGCCAACTTTGTTTTCAGTACCCATTTTTCCCATGATTGATCAGCCGGCTGAGTGTTCCTCGTCATATTGGCAAAACCACGATTGTTCTTCCTGTTTGCAAAAGCCATGAACACATCATCAGAAGTAATGCCTTTGTGTTCGAAATGACCTCCAACTGAATATTCAAAGAAAGCACATTCGTCGATAGCTTCAACTTCATAGGTGTAGTTCTTGTAGTAATCAGTTTTAGTGCTTACAACAAGAACGGGATATCCCTGAGCCGCGATATTGGTCAAGGTAGCTGCGGTAACAGCTTTCGACGGATCAACAGGAATAATAACAAGTTTCCCATTCAGACTGAAAGCGTGAGCTTTTGCGTAGAAAGAAGAAGCTGCGTTAATCGCTGTTACAGCGGCAGCAACAGTAGCGGCGGCAGTTACGGTGACAGATACTGAATCGCATGTAAACGTGGCGGTAATAGCTCCACCAGTAGCTACCATACCAAGTCCATTCTCGGTCACATCAATAACTGCTCCTTGAATGTTTCCATCATAATCACCCAATCCTGTATCGGCGGCAATTAAAGCTTTTACATTGGCAATCTGAGTAAGCATTTCCGCAGTACTGATTTTACCGGATACTGCATCAGCTAATCGAGTTGTTTTGGCGTAATAACCTTTTGAGATTCCTCTCGGCAAATCATTTCCAACACCAGGTTCTTTTGCTTTGATATGGATACCAAATCCATATTCATAAGCGATTCCTCCAAGAACTGGATAATCATCATTAAGGTTAATACCAGCTACTCTTTTTGATGCACTCATCGCGCTGATAAGAGCGTAGGAAGCAGAACCGGCAATCAAGTCCTGTCCCGTAATTGTATTTAGCAAGTGTTTATTGCCGTGCATGTCGACATACCCTCTGAAATCAGTATTCACAAGTGTGTTCCTGAAACATTTTCCTCTAGGGTAAGTAATATTTCCTCCAGACATATTTGTAGATTTTAAAAATTATCTATTATTGTGGGATTGACATTTGTTCTGCTCCAAAACTTTGATGTCTCGGATCTCTAACCCGTTCTAAATATTTTCTGATAGCTAAATCAACTATCTCTTTATTTTGGGATTCATTAAAGCTCCCAGTAGAATCCTCCCCAGAGGAGGTGAATGTAATTTTCTCAGGATATTTATAATACTCAAGAATCAATCTGTTAAAAGATGTGTCACCAGAAGACAAGTAAATAAAGCTCTCTCTAAGATCAAAATAAACGCGTGTAGACTTTGGTTTCCTGTAAGGGTTACTTTCTATCATCCCTCGATTATCTGCCCTTAGAATGCGTCCTACGGTCTTATAAAGGAGTCCAGTATTTGACCCGACAATTTGAGTCCTTTCATCTCCCCCTATAATCTCATCTTCTCCAACAGGATTGTAGTAATAAGCAAAGGTCGCACTCAGCCCATGCAGGTATTTAGGATCAGTAGGAATAGGATAAAGACCATTTTCGTCTGCCTCTATCATATTGTGAAGAATACCATCTGTGATAACATGAATGGCCTCCAAATCATCGATTCTCTTCTGTATATATTCCGTCTCAGGTAATCTTGCTTTTACCCAATCAAGAATAATCCCTGACATAAACGAAGTCCATGCTTCAGGAGAAATTACAGCAGTCCTCTCCTTCCTTACGGAGTAGAGAAAATATTCGAATAATTTTTTAGCCGTGTCCATGATTAATCAAGCGTTAGTTCTCGTTCACGAAGTAATCTGTTCCATTTCTCAATGACCTCTGCATTTGCTTTGTTCTCAACATAAGCGGCCATCTGTTCAAAAGAAGTCGACAAGAAAGTTCGTCCTTCATAGAATCCATCTTTTTGTTTTGCAATGATCTTATTGTCTACAAGTTTGTAAATGTAGAAATAGACTTTTGACTCTTTGCTCATAATTTTATTTATGACGTCTGGAGTCTTTCTTGCCACATCAAGAAGAATATCTTTCATTCGGAGTTCGGTTAATCCCTGTGTCGGTTGCCTGAATTGAATTGACTGCATATTGAGGATTTCAATAACAGTGCGATATTCATCCACGGCCATGTGTTCGCGTACCAATTTCTCAGCCTCGTAAATTGCATCAAATTTCTCAATCCTCAATTTTGCTTCGGCATCCTTATCTTCAAGATAGAACTTGTGTTTGTCTTTCCTTGAAGCATCTTTATTCTCGGCAACAATATCCTGCTCGATTATAAAGTAAGCCTCTGCATAGTCTTTTGGATTAATCGGTTTACCCTTGTCATTCAACCTGCAATCATACCATTTTCCATGCATGATCATTACAGGCGCTTCCGGGTTGATTACATACAACCACGAGGATCTTCTTGCTGCCGGCTTGATTTCATCCGGATTAAGCATCTCGGCCTTCGTTAAGTTGTTGTGGGTCTCAGGATCGTCTGGGTCAATGTGCTGACCTGTTACATACGTTCCCATGCGGCCACTCTCTGGTGCAATTGCTGGGTATGGTGTTCTGGAATATTTCGGGTCTACCGCAATAAAACGAACTTTCTTGCCATCTAACTTCTTTTTCACTTTACTTTTACTTTAATGATTAATTACGATTTATAGGGACGGAATACGCGCTGGATTTTAACCCTGCTGATAATCCCTGACTGAACAAGAACGTGCTTGCTCGATCCGTCAACTGAAGAGGCCATTTCTCCACCTACGTCAATACCGGAAACGGTACCTGATTTCGGAGGTCTCAATTGGATAAGCTCAACTGCGTTTTCACCTTCGTCGGTCATTCCAAGAGGAACGATAAATCCATCATAAGAACCTTTGGTTGTTCCATCTGATAAATATTTGTTTGGACGTTGCTGAGAATCGAACCAGCGATACTGTTTTTTGATGATACGGACTCCTCCAATTTCATAATAGCTGTAAGAGTTGTTCACTCCTTTTTCAGCTCCGGCTCCTTCGATATTGTTGTTCTGAGTAATGAATCCATTCTCAGCCATCATACGGTCAAAACCTACAGAGTTTTCCCATCCACCAATTAAGGCTACTTTCTGGTGGCCATCTTTTCCTGAACGGATATAGGTGTCACGCAAAAGAGTTTCGAGGAACTTCATTGTCCATTTGTTGTATGGATATTCGTAAGCACCCTCACCTTGATAAAGGAGACCATCTCCTGACATGATTTCACGACCTTTTTTGTTTTTCAAGATTACATCACCGTCAACGGTAACTGATCCTTTACCAAAAATAGCTTCGTATTCATGATACATTGCAGCGCGTCTCCACATTGCTTTATCAGCATAGTCAAGATAACTGTTTACACGTTGGCCTTTTGAGTTCTGGAACTCATACCAGCTACGATCAACGTTTCCAGCCATAGCTGCGGCAGTACCTGAGTAGCTCATTTTAACACGTTGCAGTGTCATATAAGCATGTCCCCATCCATCATAGGTATATTTTTCAGCACCGGTTTCAGAGAAATCTTGTTCGTAAAGAACAGAGGCCACACCTACTTCAGCTCCTTCTTCAAAGAGTTCTGTATCGGCATAAGCACCAATTTCTTTTGTCCTCAGCTTACAGTTGTAAAGCCATCCGGTTGTTCCGGTAGAAGAATCGGTATATTCACGAGGCTCCTCATCATCATAGATAAAGAATTGAGTTACGTTGTCATTCATTTCAATGACCTCGTTAGGACGGGCCCAGTTGTTGTTCAAGAAAATGGTTACAACGCTCTGGTTCTTTCCGGGTTCGGTTGGGTATGCAGGACAATCAAATCCTTTTCCATTGATGTGTACGATTTTAGGTTTTCTGATATCGCTATTTTTGATAGGATACATAACATGGTTTGATTTAACGACCTTGTAACGGCTGTTCTGCATGTTATCAAAAAGACCCTTAGAGGTCATGCCTTCTGCGGCTAAGATACCGGAGAGGGGGCTTTCTTCCTCTTTAAATACTTCCCATACACGAGGAAGCACGTCCGGGTTAGTAATGGCTGCGTTGATAAGAGAATACGAGCTAATACTTTCTCCCGAGACTTCGCTTGGTGTTCCTGGTAATAATCTCATTTTTTATAGTATAAAATGATTTTCAATTAAACATAATCCTCCGGCTTCGGCTGGCTTATCTGCTTGCTGTTACCGCGCTGTGTACTTGGATTAACTTTTGTCTTGGATAAGATTTCTGCTTTGAAATTCTCTTTGAAATCAGACAACCATGAATTTATCCCATTCTTCTCGTTAGTTGCTTTCCACATTAAATATAACGAGCTGTACAAATTCTTGTCGTCTGAGAAAAAGTCCGTAAACCTGGGCTTACCTGTTTCAGGATTTATTGCCGCTAATTGTTTAAAGACTTCCTTGAATTCCGCTGCATCTTCTTGTGTATGGGGAATACCCCCTATATTTGATTCCTTGCTCATGATAACGGCCACGTCTTCCACGTTTTTAAATATCGCATCATTTGCAATTTGAATTCTCTTTTGAATTACTTCAGGAGATGTTGTGCTTTTTGTTAAGTTCTCCTTCATTTTTGTTTTGAGGCTTTCAGCAACTTCGTCAAGCTCTATACGGTCCATCTTTGATAACCGAGTATCGATATCCGCATCAGTCCACCCTTCCGGATTTGCTTCTGTTTTACCGTTACGCTTTTTGTATAGAGTTCTTAAAAAGTCTTTTGAGGGCATTGTCAATAACGCGTTCTCCTCATTATAACTCGAGATGAATTTATCACGATCAAATCCCTCTTGCTTGCTTGCTTCAAGATACTTACTTAAAAAAGGATCACTTGAAGATCCATGTTCAAGTATTTTTGTTTGCATGTAATCAATTACTTTTTCTGGCGCTACTCCTTCGGCTTCGAGTTCTTTTGGGATATCCAATTCAATTCCGGATAATTTAAATCTATCCCTCATCGTTTTCAAATATGGATTCTCAAATGCAGGTGGCTGAGGATCTCCTCCTCCTTCAGCTGGTGGAGCTGGTGGATCACCTGGCGGAGGATCTCCTGCTG